CAGGACATGGTGACTCGCACTAAGGATAATGCTGCCAACTGTGACAGCAACACTGTGCTTGATATTATTGACAATCTTGATGCTGATGCTGGTCAGAAGATTCTGGTAGCAGCACCTAGCAGCAAGATTATCTGGGGTATGGTAGCACAAACTGCGATGCTTCAGGAACTGTCTGAGCGTGGTTATGATGTGCTTCACATCACCGCCAAGCATGGTGCCTATGTCAACAAGCAGAAAGTGAATCGTGAGGTATTCTTTGACACGCTGACTGCGTGGGGCAAAGATCCTAATCGTAAGTTTGTGGTGTTTCACTACAGCATTCTGTCTGAAGGCATGAATGTTCCTGGTCTGACGCATTGTGTGCTCCTTCGTAACCTCAACATTGTGGAGATGGCGCAAACGATCGGTCGCGTTATCCGCATGAATATGGATGATGCGCGTGACATTGCGGAAGGTCGTATCACTGCTGGTGACCTGGGTAGCTATCGCAAACCGTTTGGTTTCGTGACTGTGCCTATCTACGGCAACTACGGTGCTCAGATTCAGAAGCGTCTTCAGAATGTTGTTGATGCTATCTTCGTTCAGGGTGTCCCTCCCACTTCCATTATCGCATAATTGTCAAGGGGGCAGCGGGATGACCTGTTGCCCCTTTCTCGCAGCCAGATCACCGAAAAATACCAAAGTACAAACGAACACCTATGATTACTAAAGATGGATATGCCGCAGTGCCCTGGTATGACACTAAATACGTTATACTTTACAATGGGCAGCAGATTGCGGACGTAAATTCGGCAGCAGAGGCGGTCGCCTACATTCGAAATCAACAAAAAAACACGAAAACAAAAAAGCCCAAGGGGCGGGGCAAATTGCCGCTTGAGGGGGGTTGACAGACTCCCACCGCCCATGCTATATTCTATTTGTTCTTTCAACGGGCAATCGAGTCCGAGAAATTCATGAAACAATTCTGGCAAGAAGTTCTTACACTTCCTTACAAATCCAATTCGCAAGACAATCCGCTTCACGAACAGCAAGTAAAAGATTTGCTTGACAAATATGGTTATACATATGTGTATCAACCGAATGGTTCACAGGCATCGCCTGACTTTCGCGTGACACTTCCCAGCGGTAAAACTGTTGACATTGAATGTAAGTCTTCGAAACAAACATTTCCTACATACAACGGTGGACTTCCTAAAGAAGGTGTAGTCTATATCTTCAGCACCAAGAAATACAACGATACAACAATTTTCTTTGCTGATGATGTAGTTTCTCACCGTAAGCGTGAACTCTACGCTCAACTGGTGGAAGATCTCAACGCTGTTCTCAAAACTTATCAACTGGATGAGGAATGGCAGAACGATAATCGTGGATTTGACTTCTACATTCGCAACATGTATACTCAGTCTGGTGGTAAAGACAAAACCGATTATTTCACTCATGCCGACAGACAAACCTGTGAATTCAACGTTCTCAATCACAACTGGTAATTGTCAAGATGTTCTCTCCACATATGGGGAGAACACTTTTCATTCTTGTATCACTGATCCTCCCTATGGTATGGGTATGGATCACTGGGATCATTCTGTGCCCAGTGTAGACATCTGGCGCGAGGTGTTTCGTACACTTCGCCCTGGTGCTTTTTGTTTAGCTTTCTGTTCTCCTGAATTGTATCATCGTCTGGCGGTGAATGTGGAGGATGCTGGGTTTGAAATCAAGGATCAGATTATGTGGATGACCACCACCAAGATGCCTAAACACAATCGTCTCAAACCCGCACACGAACCGATTGTAGTGGCACAGAAGCCTTACAAAGGCACACTCAAGGATAACTTTGAGCAGTGGGGATGTGGTCTGATTGATGTTGAGAATACTCGTGTGCCGTGGGATAAGAAACCTCCTACTGGTTGGGTGAAAGGTGGTGCCAGTCGCCGTACATTTGGTCGTGATGGTAACACCAAAGGTTCTGGTGCTGAGTGTGGGACAGTGGATGCGAATCCTGCTGGGCGTTATCCTTCCAATATTATTGGTGAAGTAGATTCAGAGCATCAGAAGTATTTCTATGCTCCCCGTGCTACTCGTAAAGAGAAAGGAGATTTCAACGACCATCCTACAGTCAAACCGATTGATTTGATGGCATATCTTATCAGAATCTATTCTCCTGTCAATTCTACGGTGCTGGACCCCTTCTGTGGTTCAGGCAGCACAGGCGTTGCGGCGATTGAAGAAAATAGAAATTTTGTAGGAATTGATTTGTCACAACACTACACAGACATAAGCACAACGAGAATACAATCTGTGATTGATAAGCAACGCTCATCGGCTGGGCGCTTGACTTTTGCTGACTGATGCCCTATATTACTAAGGTAATCAAGGGAACCGACATGACCCCGCAACTGACCAGCAAAGATGGTAACATGGTTGTTGATTTCTATCCTGTGAAGACGCCGTATGGTGACATCAGCAAGGAATGGTTTCTTCGTGCTGTGACTTTTGCTCCTCATGGTCAAGTGTCTAAAAAGTTTCTGAATCGTATTGAGATGGCACTGGATATTCGTGAGCGTCTTGCTCATGGTTATATCGAAACCCGCGACAATTCGAATCTTCCTCAACTCGGTAATCCTTTTCACGGTGCTTGCTGATGTCTTCTAAGTACATTGTAACTTTTACATTGCTGTTTGCGGCAATGTTTGGTTGGAACGCATTTCTCATTGTGCGTGACAATAAATTGTTTGATGCTTATGATGCGAAACAGAAACAGTATTGTGAGCAACTGAAAGTTTGGCATCCTGATTGTAAATGACACACGCAATTTATCAAGGTGAACCGCTGTTGTATGAAGAGTATATTCTACTTCAGGATATACTGTTAATGCTGGTGGATTCTGAGTTTGTCAGTAATCTTGATACAACAGAGCGTGAAATCTTCGAAGATTTGTACAACAAAATCATGACCGCATAATGGAAAAACTCTCTCACTGCCCCGCATGTAACGCGCTGTGGCATACGATTCCTATTCCCGAACATCTTCACGATTCATACTCTCCTCCCTATTTCTATTCGAGAGTCATCGCTCTTCAATCGTGGGAGACAGATAGAACACATTCTTACCATTGCCCTGACTGTGGCACAATCTTTAATCTTGACGGTACACTTAAAGGAGAAACTGTATGACTATTATTGCTATCATGGCTGGATTTTCGTTTGGTTATTCTATCATGGACATCATTCAAAACTATCGTGCCAACAAACGTTTGGAAGGATTCATGAAAGAGTTTGAGAATCATGATTGATCTCTTCCTTATTACACAACTCATCGCACACAATCCAGAACATCAAAAATTCTGTGCCACTGCGCTTAACATTCCATACGCTACAGATAATATCACTGATAAAGAATGGAATGACTTTCAAAATTGTATGAAGTTCTTTGCTCGTAGATCTCTTGACACTCAATAGATTTTCTGTTAAACTGAATCAAGTCGCAACTAACGCTATGAACTACGTCGCACTTGGTAATGAGATCTTCTGGCAACAACCTGATGGTCTCTATGTGCGCTCCAATGGTAAAACAGAACGTATTACCATGACTCATCATAATGATGAGGATATTGAGTTCTATGCGTCTCTATTCTACTACATAGAGCAGATTAACAGTCTCGCTCGTGAACGTCAACTTCAACTTACAGACAAAGTAAAATGATTACTCTCTCCCCGCTCACTCCCACTAGCTACAAAGTGATTATTGATTCTTCTGATCTTACTGATGAAGAACGCACTAAGTTACTCAGAAAGCGTGATCTCTTTCCTGCTGAGTTTGTTCACATGTTGATTGATGCTCTACCCGAAGATCAAACCTTCGCTTCCTATGACCATTATAACATGACTCTCTATGTCGCATGAACAACAATACAATGAATTAATTGACTGGGCGGGGGATCGTATTGATTCCCTGCTTTCTACAGCCAAGAAACGTAAAACACCAAAGAATAAAACATACTATCGTCTTAATGCTCAAGCAGTAGAAGAAGAGTTCTTTGATTGGTTTGCTGCTAGACATTCAGATAGTAAACAAAACGTACTCTTTATACCATATCATAAGAGTGTAGGTAATGATAATTGGAATCCATATAGAGATAAGTAATAGAGTTTTCCACAGGTTGTGGAAAAAGTGTTTGAAATTGTTACATAATTTAAATGGTTAAAAAAATAGGTATTGGTTCTTTATAGTGCTATTGAGAATCATTAGCAATAAGGTGTATTAAGTTGTCAAGGTGCCTCAGAGACCTCGTATATGCTACGAAATGTCTGAGTTTGTTGTAGTCTTAGCACGCGACCTAACGATTGTCAAGCCTTTGTCAGAAAACTCAAAAATCTCAAAATCCCCAAAAATCTCAAAAATCTCAAAACGGCAAAATCTGAGAATCCTGTATTTCCAAGGGTTTTCGAGTTTTTCGAGTTTTTAGAAAACTTAAAATTTGAGTTTTTTGAGATTTTTGAGATTTTTGAAGTCTTATAATTATAACTTATGGTTATAATAAGCAGAACTTATCAAAAAAGGGTTGACAAGACTGGAAAAGACTGGTATTATTACTAAGTAATCAATCAAAGGGATTCAATGACTGTTAAAAACTACCAGGATCTTCCTAGTTCTGCCATTAAAAACATTGTTATTGATACTGAGAAGAACACTGTAGCCATTGAATATAACAATGGTAACAAACAGTATACTTACAGTACCGAAGATGCTGAGGGTTTTGATCAGCAACTGTTGGCAGAATTCGACACCGAAGATGTTTCGGTGGGACGATTTGTGAGTCAGAGTGTCAATCAAGGCACTCTGAAACTGCTGGTTGACTGACCCTACCACACACTAAATAAGTTTGTCAAGGGGTAAAGACACCAATTTGGTTGTCAATATCCCTTACAGACGATTCTAGACACCTCTCAGGACACATTTCAATCTAATGGCTAAAGCAAAGGGAAACAACTTCAAAGAATTCTATAACGACTTCGATGAATTTGATGAGCAAGATTTAGAAATCCAGTATGGCGTGAAAGTACAAAACAAGGGACGAACTCCCAAGAAGCAGAAGAAACTTAAGTTTGACGGTGATGATATACAATGGTAAGTAAAAGTTTTCCACAGATATAACAAAACCTGTGGAAAACTATTGAAAGTTTTCCACAGCCCTGTGGAAAACTCTATAAGCCCCTCTAATCTGACCCATAAGCAAAGGTGATGGTTAGGGGGGTTGACTTTCACCCCCACCCCTGCCATACTAACTAAGTCAAGAGCAAACGACCCATGCGCCTCATCGAACGCCAAATGAACGCTGCCATCACCCGTGAGGTTGATTGGCGTGGTGACAATACCAGCGTCATGAATATTGATGGTGTGTCTCAGGTTCGCCTTCATGGTAACTTGATTGCCGAGGTTGGTGACAATTGGATTCGCCTGTTTGATGGTGGTTGGCAGACTGTCACCACCAAGTCTCGCCTGAATGCTATTCTCACCGAGCATGGTGTTCCTGGTGAGCGTGTCTTTCAGAAGAAAGGTCAGTGGTTTGTGAGTCAAGCGGGCGGCGCGATTCCTTTCTTTTCTGGAATGCGTCTGAATTAAAGATTCTGAGGTTTCTGAGAATTTTACGAAATCTTGAATTCTCAGAAACCTTGAAAACTTAAAATTCTCAGAAACCTCAGAATCTTTAAGTTTTTAAATTCTAACAAAACTTAAAATTTATAACTTTAAAGTTATAAATTTAATTAACAATCAAAGGAGTTAATGAATGACCACTTCTGAAATGTACACTGAAATTGTAGAACAAGAAATGGCTGATATCTTCCTTGATGAAGATGGTTACATTGTTGATGATTATTCCATTGATAATGTAATGGAAATTGAATATGATATCTAATCATATTCAATCCCTTTAGTATACCTTACCCCCAACAACATTATGACCAAAGAAGTGATGCTTTCCCTGCTCAATCGTGCCGCTGATGGTAACGAACTGATGGCAGTTCTTGACACTCTGACCGAAGATTCGGTGGATGAGTATCAGAATTCTCCTACCCTTGAGACTATCGAATTCTGATATCATTGTCAAATAACTATCTCTAATATGTAACATAAGCAATGCTTATCGCTCAGGGGGTTGACTTTCACCCCCTGATGATCTATTCTACATTTGTTCACGAGATTTCATGCCTGACACTTACACTTTCACTGGCGACGCTGTTACTTTCCTCGGGTTAGTTGGTGTCATCTCCACTGCGATTATCATCGTAACTGCCTTCACTCGCTACTACAATTCTCCCCTTCGGAAATGACAAACACTTTTGATCGTGAAGCATTGGTTGAAGCATACATTGATCGTTTGCTTGATAACATGAGCACCAAAGATTTGCTCCGTATTGTTGGTGACCAGATGGAAGAAAATCTCACCAGCTATACTGATGAGGAGTTAATTTCTGAGGTTGAGTCTTACTATCCCGATCTTCTTGACTGATCATGTTGTACCAAATCACTGAAATTGAGTTTGATTTTGATGATGAAGACCTCACAGATGCAGAGCGTGATGACATTATCGGTGACACAGTAGGACACATCTGGGAGGCAGATGATGAAGATGATCTAGTTGAAGAGGTTACATGTGCGATGGGTTGGTGTATTAAATCCATTGATTATCGCCACGTATTAGTATAACAAACTGAGCGGCCGCTTCGCTGCCCCCTTGCTTCCCTCCCCTCCCGCCCTCTAGGTTAGTCGCCTAGAGGGCATCTGTCTAGGTCGCCGCGGCCAGTTTGAGAGGTGGCACACGGGGGGGTTGTAGGGGGCGCTGCTGACCCTATACTAAGGGAGTCAACAGCAAACGACCCGATGGACTTCGACACCTGCCTTTGGGATGAGATTCAGGACTGCGAGGGTGAGATCTTCGATCAACCCTGGCCCATGGATGATGATGCAGAGCTGGAGGCGTTCTGCCTTGAGTGCTGCTTCGGACCCGAGGAGTGACAGTTCAGGGAGTGGTACACTACCACTCCCACCCCACCCCGTCAACCTCTATACTGATTCCAGTTCAATCAAACGACCCGATGACCGTCCGAACCAACGTCCTTCCCCTTGACCTCGCCACGGTGACCCTCACCGAGGCACAGTGGAGCACGATCCGTACCGCTCTCCTGTGCCTTGCCTGTGACTGCCGCGTGGCAGGTAAGGGCAGCGATGCAGACTACTACCTGAAGGCATACAACGACCTGAAGGCAGCGATGGGGATGGACGCCTGACACACTGGCACAAGGGGGATCGGATCCCCCACCTGACCCTGTAGACTAACAGCATGACAAACAACCCCTACATCGCTCAGATCATCGCCCAGGGCAAGGAGCCCAGCAAGGCACCTGCTCCTAAGGCAGAGTACCCCCGTACTATCCACGGTCGCACCTTTGAGACTGAGGCAGAGTATAGGGAGGCGCTTGCCGATTTCCTGAACGGGATGTGACAGTTCAACAAGTGGCACAGACCGCTTGACTTTCCCCCCGATCTGCTCCATACTACCTTCAGAAGCGAACCCTCCCAGCGAAACCACCCGACATCGGGACAGGTCATGGGTAAGATCCTTCACCACCGTAGGGGAGATCGGTGCCCCACCCCAAACCATTTCACTTCACAAATGTCCATCACTTTGACCGCTAACTACAAAGAAGTTCTCAGCACTGAAACTGTCGAGAAGATCGAAGAATTGCTCGAAGATAACTACGCTCTGGATGACATTCTGGAGTTCATTGATGAGTACAATGAGCGTGCCTTCGTTAACATCTACGAGGAGTATGTTCGCTGTGGTGAAGCGATCGGATACGAGGCAGTAGATGCACTCGCCAGTGAGGATGGAATTGATAACATCGAAGGTTGCGATGATCGCTACCGTGGGTGTTACGATTCTGAGGCAGACTTCGCTGAGGATTACTATAACGAAACCATGAATGTTCCCGATGGTTTGGTGATTGATTGGGAGGCAACTTACGATCGCAACCTGCGCTACGATTTCACCTCTTGTGATGATGGCACGTCCTATCGTTCCTGCCACATCTTCAGCGACTATTGATTAACATTCGCAAGCGTTATCTCCTGCTGGGTATCATCCTCTGCATGTGGTTTGGACCCGCAGGAGTGGCGGCGATTGTCGCCCTGATTAAACTCACGGCTGGGACGCCTGATCAACTGGCACAAGGCAGCGAGACGCCGCCCCCTGACCCTGTAGACTAACAGCATCAACCACAGACAAACGATGATCTTCCGAATCCGCCAGAACAGCAGCGCCATCCATCGCCTGACCGTCAATCCTATCACGGGCACCGCTCGGGTACAGTTCACCAGCAGCAGGAAGGTTTACCGCTTCGAAGGTGTCTCCCGTCGTGCCATGGTGAGCGCCTTGGTGATCCGCCCCCTCTCCCTGGGACAGTGGGTGAACCGTCACTGCCTCGCCTGATCGGCGGCGCTGACCCTGTAGACTAACAGCATCAACCACAGACAACCATGGCAAACCTGATCCGCCTCTCCCTGATCGCTGGCATCTGCCTGATGTTCGCTCAGACCCTCGGCAGCGTGTTCGCCCTCGCCCAGACCCTTGACCGTGTGACAGCTGAGAAGGTGTCCATCCTGGCAGAGATCCGCTGACCCGACCCTGTAGACTAACAGCATCAACCAAACGAAACGAGACCATGACCATGACCCTCAGCACCTACAACGGTTGGGCAACCTACGAGACCTGGAATGCCGCCCTGTGGATCGGCAACGATGAATTCCTCTACAACACCGCCAAGGCATGTGTAGAGTACTGTGGCGATGATGAGACCCCCTGGGAGAAGTTCGTTCGCTGCATGATGGATGGCATGATCGGTCGCCACCTCGGGCAGACCCGTGACGGGGTGGCATGGGATAGCGTCGCCATTGATGCCGACGAGATGAACGCCATGATGGCAGAGCTGTGACGGTTGAGGGGGTGTCCACTGATGCCCCCGATCCTGCCGCCCGACCCTGTAGACTAACAGCATCGAAACGAAACGACCCATGACCATGACCCTCGAAACCGCCAACCTGATCTGGAACGCCTGCTACGGCAGCACCCTCGCCAGCGAGACCGCTGAGGGTTGGGCGACCTACACCAGCGCCCAGCGTATGGAAGCGATCGAAGTTCGGGACGCCCACGCCAACGGTGGACAGTGGGGCATCTGGAACATCAGCGACCGCCACTGAGCGGCGCCGCCTGTAGACTTCTCTCAGTTCAACCGACAGACACCGATGATCCTCTCCATGGCATCCGACCTCCAGACCCGCCAGATCGTGTGGGCAGGTCGCCCGACTGATGACGCACAGCAGACCATGGGGCGCCTGGTCCCCATCACCGTAGAGGCATCGTGGTTGGCAGGTGCCCACGCCGACCGCTACCGTGATGAGGCGCTCGCCCGCCTGCCCCTGTTCACCCACGAGGACTGACCCATGGCATCCCCTCTCAAGTGCCGAGACGCCGAGCGCCAGCTGAGACAGGTTGGCGCTGTGCTCAAGCGAACCACAGCGTCGCATCAAGTCTGGAGGCATCCCGCCTGGCAGTCTGATCTGATCGTCCCGACCCATGGCAGCAAGGGACGCAGCACCATCTCACCTGGCATGTCGGCAGTCGTTCGCAAGGCGCTCGCCGCTGCCACCTGACCCGCCATCCTACCACGCCCCCCGAGCAGGGGGGCACTCGGACAGTTATTTTATAACGTTATCGTTATAACGGCGCGGCCGAGCGATACCAAAATTGATAGATACTATTAACCTACAAAACTTTGAAAACGCTCGACTGTTTTCGCTTTCATAAAAAAAATTTTTCCCACAAAAAAATGACTCAAAAACCTCTAAGTACTCGAACCACGCCAAGCGAAGAGTTTTCGTATATCTTCATAGTCCTCAAAGAACTTTTGAAGATGCTCACAGAAAGCTTGACAAGTCCCAGAAAACCTGTTAGGATAAAAGCAAGAAATCAATAAGACTATGAAACACTTCGTAATTGCGAGTGCCATGGCTTCGACCATCGCATTTCCTTTGAGCTCTCATGCTATTGCCCAACAGTATGCTACCGAATGGTCTGATAAACCCCAAGGTGCTGTATATAACACCCCAGACGGCGGTAAGATTCGCATCAGCCCTGGACCTGGCATCACTCAGAATATGAAACAGGTAGAAGCAGATCTTATTCGTAGGTATGGCAAACTACGCCAAAACTACGTTAACGTTGCTCAGTACGCACCTCAATCTCAGATTCAATACCACCCGCCGAGTTTCTTTCAAGGATCTGGTGGTCCTGTAGTTGTCCCTCCAACTGTAATTAATACTCAACCGAATCGCTGTCGTCAGAAACGCATCAATTTGTTTTTGTTCTTTGATGTAGAATCTTCCGACTGCTGATGGAGCAAGTTACTCACGTATTAGTAAGCGAACGAGAATTTACAATCGTTGTATTTGGCAACCGAGGATCTCAGAGACATTTGAAATTTCACTCGGTTGCTTTTTACAATGCTTTGGAATATTTACAGCAACGTATGCTTAGGCAACATATTTTATATTTTTACTAACTATATAAAGTCAGTTATGTTACAATTATGACACCAAAAGTATACGAAACAACTGTAGAATACAACGAAGATTTTGATGAATATTTTCTTACGTTACCTGACGAACTTGTTCAATCCGTTGGTTGGGAAGAAGGTAATGTAATAGAATGGAGAGTGAACAAAGACGGTTCAGTTTCATTGGAAAAAGTTGACGAATTTTTTGACGAAAGCGAAGAAAATGACTGAAGATAAAACCATACAGTACAAAATCATCGGCAAGAACGGTGAAGTGATTGATGATCAATCATTTAATGATTATGACAAATTAGCAGATCACATGTTAACTTTAGCGGATAAGTGGTATAATGGTTTGTATGATGCTGATGATTCTTTAGAGATTTCAACATTTGATAAGACTGGCGAACTTATTTACACCGACACAGCAACATTTGGAGAGACGATGGATGAACAATCAAGTTTGGAGGACGAGCTTAAGCAAATTGTTGACATCCGAAACGAATCAGCAGGTCAGGGTTTTGGAGAATCAACTTCAAAGCCTAGAAAAAAGAATAAGAAAAATTGAAGAACGCCTTACAAAACTACCAGATCCATTCATTATCATGTACAAACCACCCGAAGGGGAGGATTATGTAAAACTCAATGAGGCTTTGGATGATTTGTATGACAAACTAAATAAATTGAAAGGAACAAAATGTTCAAATGGCAGCAGGAAAAGGAAGACCAGTAGCAACGTATAGGGGATCTGACAGTGGAAGCACATGCCCAACCCCTTGTCAAGTTCCACCGAGAGAACTATCTGGAACTGGAAGTAGTAACAAAGTTTATGTCAACAAAATTCCTGTAATGGTAAATGGAGAATCTTTGAGTCCTTCTCAAGGCAACACATGTACGAATCCTTCATCTACATGCTCCGTCGAAAGAGTAGTAAAAGCCGATGGCACAGTGTTTCACATGAAGCAACCTATCGCACATATCGGAGATCAACTAAATATTGCGAACAATATTAAAATTGTCTCCGTCACAAGTAACGTATTTTCGAATTAATGTATTATGGCAAAAACAACAAGTTTCAACAAGTCAAGTTATGTCCCTGGAAAACCTAAGTGTACTCGTCAAGGTCGCAGTAAAAATACAAATCTTGCTGCATCCTCACGTAATGGACGCAAAAAACGCTATCGTGGGCAGGGTTCATAAAAAATGAGTCAATTAATCACCAATCTGCCACCTCAAAAGGTCTGGGTTCGTAAAGAATATTTGCGAGACCTACAAGATGGTCATGGTGAATTTGTAGAGGGCGTCTGGGTATGTGCGAAAAGCATACCTGGGCGTGCTTTTTATTTTGAAACGTACCTCCCAGAATACGGAGCACTCTACGATAAACTACCAATTAGCGCATTTTGTGGTTCTCCGCAGACTCCAAACCCAGATATGAACCTTCAAAATCTACAATTTTGGGATTGTATGAGCTATGGAGTCGTCTGTGTACAGAAAAAACACATTGGAGAACTGGATTTTGAGGTCTTCACCCGCGATTTTGGTCAGTTGCGCGGGCAATATTTGTTTAGCTTAGACAATTATCACCCATACAACGACAAAATTGACTGTGGAACAAGTGAATTGCCCGAAGAGCACAAGTCTCACAACTGTATTTTGTTAGAAAATGGGCAATTTGTCTTGTATCCTAACAATCGTATGCGCGTTTATAGTCCGTCTAGGACGCCAGAAGTACCCAAAACTCCCGATTTTAAGATATCTACTCGGTTTTATCGCACTGAGATTGGTCTGAAGTGGGGAAGATTGGGGGATACCGATGAATATTTTTGGAAAACTACCGAAGAAAAAGATATAACGGGATAGGAACCCCGTAAAAAGTTCTGTTTTAACCTTTTTGGAGAAAAACAGATGGCAAAATATCAAGTAGACCGCGATATTTCGTTTATGAAAGAAAATTGGGGTACTACAAAGCTAATTACAGACTATGGAGCGATGACTCCGACAAATAACTCAAGAAAAAACAACCCACCAGAAGATAGAATGTCTAGACCTTGTGGGGGCAAGGGTGGATTTGATGATTATGTGGAGCGTTGGCATTGAGAATGGGGTATAAATAATAATAAAATAGAGTATTCTCATGCCTGAAAGTAGGTCATTTAAAGATCTTAGCATTACATTTGCTAAAAATCCTATTACAAATGATCTTATGGTGGTCAAGGATTTCGTTGCGATTAAAAAATCCGTCGAAAATCTCTTGACCACTTACCCTGGTGAAAGATTTTTCAATCCAAATATTGGCAGTCGCATCACCCAACTACTATTTGAACCATTAGATTTCATTAATGCCACTTCTATTAGAGAAGAAATCGAATATACCATCAATGCGTTTGAACCAAGAGTGCTATTAAACTCAGTAAGTGTTGATATAAATGATAGTGATGATGGGTATGACGTAGAGATTGATTACTCTATTGTTGGATTACCAGAAAAAACCGACAGTATTACCCTCTTCCTAGAAAGAACTAGAGTCTAATGGCATATAATCAGTTAACAAGTTTAGATTATTTTGAAATAAAAAATGCTCTTAGAGATTATCTGAGAGCGAATTCTGAATTTACTGATTATGACTTCGAGGGATCAACCCTTGGAACATTGCTTGACGTGTTGGCATATAACACGTATTACACATCATTTAACGCTAACATGAGCGTTAATGAGACTTTTCTTGACTCAGCAACTTTAAGAGATAATGTTGTTGCGAGAGCAAAAGAATTGGGTTACACTCCACGTTCAGCGGTGGCAGCATCAGCTGCTGTAAATCTGAATATTATTCTAAGTGGAGTTAACTTGCCACAATCTGTATTTTTAAAAAGAGGAAATTCATTTTTAACAAATATAGATGAAACTGTATATCAATATGTTTTACTTGATGATGTACAGGCAAATGTTTTGCCCGACAATACTGTAAATTTCACAGACGTTAAAATTTACGAGGGACTATACATTTCAAACACATATACTGTTCCTGCTTATACTGGTTCATATAGCGTACTTTTACAAAACCAAAACATTGATACCTCATCAATTAGAATCAATGTTTATGAGAGTTCTAATTCCTCTTCTTTTCAAAAATTTGTACAGTCAGATAATATTTTAAATGTTGGCGCCACTTCTCCGACATATTTTGTCACTGAAGTTGAAGATGAAAATTATAAGATTACATTTGGCGACGGAATTTTTGGTAAGAAACTCATTGCTGGTCAAGTTATTGAAATAAGTTACTTAACAACAAACGCCGATGCGACGAATGGAGCTTCTGTTTTTACATACAACGGTCTAATCGCAGACGTTGCTGGAAATACCAATTTCACCGTTGCTGTTAATAACGTTACAACGCTCACGAAGGCGTTTGGTGGCGCTGGCATAGAAAGTATAGAAAGCATCAAACAGAACGCTCCAGCGAGTTTTGGAGCGCAGAATCGTGCTGTTACGACACTAGACTATGAAGCGATTGTAAGAAGAATATACCCAGCAATCGCTGATATTATTTCATATGGTGGCGAAGAAGATAATCCACCTGAATATGGAAAAGTAAAGGTATCAATCAAACCAAGAGAGTTAAGTTTTCTTTCATCGTACACCAAAAATTTAATTCTACAAGAAATTAAAAAATATGCGGTGGCTGCTGTCACTCCTGAAATTGTTGACCCTTCAATTATTTTTGTAGAATTGAATTCGAGAGTCTATTATGACCAGTCCTCAACAAACTTAAATTCAAATCAACTTAAGGAAAAAGTTATCTCTAATTTAACTAAGTATATTCAGTTATCAGATACTGAAAAATTTGGTGGCAAATTTAGATACAGTAAAGCAATTAGCACAATTGATGCTTCTGAAAAGGCAATCAAATCTAATTTGACTGATGTTATCATGAGAAAAGATTTTTATCCAGCATTAAATAGTAGTGCTTATTATGAATTTTGCTTGAGTAATCCATTTGATGATGACATTGATACACAAACTTTAGTGTCTACTGGATTTGTTGTTCAGCAATATCCAAATAATATTGTTTACCTTGAGGATAGAGGTTCCAAAGTAGTTTTATATCGCTTAGATTCGCAAACTGGTGATAAGATAGTCCTAAATTCTGAACAAGGCGAAATTGATTATGCGAAAGGTGATGTCAGATTATATAATTTAAATATCATCAAGGGATCATTCTCCGACAACAAAATAGAAATAAGATTAAAACCACAATATAATGATATTATCGCAAAGCGTCAAATTTATCTTGATGTAGACATTGAAAAGAGTTCTTTTACACTAATTCAAGAATAGAAGTAAATGGCATCCAAAGTAAAAAGTCTTTCTGCTCTCGTTGATCATCAGTTACCAGATTTTATAGCATCTGAGTACCCTAAATTTTCTGCGTTCATACAGAAATATTATGAACAACTTGAGTTGCCAGGACAACCTCTTGATTTAGTTAATAACGTAGTTAAGTATCGTGATATTGATACTTATGCTCACGATTTATTACGTCAAGAAACTGTTCTAACGCAAAACGTATTACCAACAGATACTACGATTTTAGTAGAAAATACTTCTTCATTCCCAAGTACAAATGGATATGTTCTGATTGGCAGCGAAGTTATTTTTTACAAAACCAAAACTGCTACTTCATTCGTAAACTGTTACAGAAATGTAAGCGCAGCAACTAAACTAGGTGATCTTTATTCTTCGATTGATTTTAAGTCAGTTCCAAACAATCAAGTTGGTGTAGGAACACCAACAACGGTAGGATTTTTGTCTGGAGATGTTGTCCTTAATATCAGTAATCTTTTTCTATATTCTTTAGTTAAAAATTTTGAAAAAGAATATTTGTCATCTTTCCCAGAAGCAAATCTTAAAACAACAGCAGACAAATCTTTATTGATCAAGAATATCAAAAAGTTTTATGCTGCTAAGGGAACAGAGTCATCAATCAAGTTTTTATTCAATTCTTTAGTTCCATCAGATTTACCAAATGACCCTACGGTTTGGTATCCAAAAGACTCAACATACAAAGCTTCGAGCGGCGAATGGATTAATAATTATTCGCTAAAAGTTAAAATCTTAGGAAGTGTATCAGATATTCGTCAATTAATTGGTTCCAGGATTAATCAAGTAGAAGATCCCAGTAATTCTTCTATTCTTTATGCTTCTGCTGTTATTGATAATATTATTTCTATTGGTGAGGGATTTTACGAGGTTATCCTCGCAGAATCCAGTGTAATAGGTCAATTTTCTGTAATTTCGCAAACATACCTAACCTCACCACTGTTATCCACCGCTTCTACAAATAATAGAGTAAATGTATATTCAACTGCTGGGTGGAAAAATACAAGCGGGCAGTTTGTTGTCGGTACAGAAATCGTAAAATTTAGATCAAAAACAGTAAATCAATTTATTATTGAATCAAGGGGTTCAAACCCAATAACATATTCAGCAAATACTCCTGTATATGAGAAATCTAATGTTTCTGTTTCTTATATTGATAGTACAGGAGCTACTCAAACAAAGGGTTTATTGATTTTAGGTATTTTATATAATTTAGACCAAAAAACTCCAACTCCATATTCTTCTGTTGGAGATTCTATTCAGATTGCTCCATCTGGATTTGAAACAAAAAATCCAATCATTTTCAGAAAGCAAACAAATAGTATTCGTTGGTTATTAAATGAAAACAACACATTTTCTTCTATAACTTCATTAGCGGAAGTACCAGTAAATGTTTCCGCTGTTTATGAAGACGAACAGTATTATTATATTGCTTCTTCTGGGTATCCTAATTACAATATTGGTAAGAATACATGGAATATTACTCTTGCTGACCAAAAACACTTAAAATTAATCAGAAAAACTCCCACAAGAACTACAGAGATTTACGAAACCAGTAATAAAGATGTCGGTGTATTGATCAATGGTGTTCCCATAAGAGGTGTAAAAGACGAAGAAACAATAACTTTTGGCGAGATCACAAATATTCAAGTAACTAACAAAGGTAGTGGATATTTAAACCCACCAAAGGTTTTGGTGATTGATAGTGCTGGAGTTAGCGGAGTAGCAAACGTTCAAGCGGTATTATCTGGAGACACAATTGATAGAATTGATGTTATTGGTGCTGGAAGTGGATTTTTCCCACCCGTTCCTACAATAGTTATAACTTCAGGAAGAAATGCTACTGTAGAACCAATCATCACGAATGGTAGAATTACAAGTATAAAAATAACAAACGCTGGTGAGTACTATACAACCGCTCCACGAGTTGTAGTTAAAGATTCTTCAGGAAAAGGAAGATTCGCTGATTTCACTGCTGTAATTTCTGATGAAGGTCAGCTCACGGGATTTGTCAAAAATAATGAAGGAAAGTTTTATGATCCACGAACAACAACTATCGAAATTCAATCTATTGGTTCTGGAGCACAGGCAATTTCTGTTGTTAGAACTTGGACAAAAAATAGATTTGAGAAACTAAAGACAAACTTAGATAATAATTATGGGCATTATTTTATCAACAACAATTTAGCGTTTGGATATGGATATTCTCATGTCGCAAATCCAAAAGATTTAAGGGTTGCTTTAAACGACAATTTAGATAATGTCGGTAATGTCGCATCAACATTAACACATTCTCCAATTATTGGTTATGCTTATGATGGTAATCCAATATATGGTCCATATGGATATCAGACACCAGGAAATCCACAGTCACCCATTACTAGAATGCGTTCTAGTTATAGATTAAAAATAAACAGACCAGGGGGACCATCAACAAATGCGTATGCTTTGGGATCGTTTATTGAAGATTATGAATATTCTCATCGTTTCGGAGATTTGGATGAAAATAACGGAAGATTTTGTGTTACTCCAGATTATCCAGATGGAGTGTATGCCTATTTTCTAACTATAGAGTCTAATAATGTACCAGCATATCCTTATTTCTTGGGGAAAAATTACTATTCTATTCCTGTAGATTCTAATTACAATAAAACTATCTCACAAGATGATTTACCCAACAACATTACTCGATTAAGAACAAGTAGAACTGAAAATAATGGAGATGGGGTAGTAGCTTTCGTTGAAGATATCACAACAGGTTCTGTCTCCGATGTTTCTGTTTTTTCTTCCCCGTCAAATTTTTCTATCGGAAGTATTGTAGATATTGACTACACTAATTCTGGTGGTAAGGATATTTTAGCGGAAGTTTCTAGTGTAAAAGGAAAACCAGTATCTTCTCTTTTATCTTCTTTTGGTATATACACATTTTTTGATTATTTCTCCGCCAGTATCACTTCGCAGTTAACTTCGACAGGAATTACTAACTATCCAGTAAATGTTGGTGGTTTGGGATTTTCTATTACTATTGATGCTAAAGATATCCCAGATTACAATTTAAACACAACTGATGTTTTATTAAGAGATGGTAGTATTTTGGTACTTTTACCACCATCTTTGGATAAGTGCGTAAAAATTACTACAGAATCCCCCTGTTATTTGTATGATGGCGATACATTGACACAATCGGGAACTTTTGCTTCTGGAAAAATCATTGGAAATGTATTCAATGGAAAAACTATTATTCTAAAAGAAGTAACAAAAAATTTCGAACCATCAAATACTAATTTTGCTACATCGAGCATAGAAGTTGTAAATTTAGTAGTTGATAAAATCTCATCATATACAGCTGATTCCGAAATTTTCCTAACAAATGGAAAACAAGCAATTATTTTGTCTACATCTTCAAATAAAATAAATCTAGCATCAAATACGTTTGTCAATGGAGAACCAATTATTTTTTCAAGTGCTTTTGCTGGTTTATTGACAAACAAAATTTATTATGTTGTAAATTCTTCCCCCACAAATTTTCAAGTAGCAACAACACCAAATGGTCCTGCATTATTGTTGCCTGATATCTCTTCCCCTGGATCTGTTGTTTTAAGTCAAAGAGGGTATGGAGTAGTATTAGAATCAACGGATCAAAAAAACATTTGTAAGGTTAGAGTACAAAGAGGAAATTTTGATGTTGATGCCACATATTTTCTGAGGACTAATAATTTAAGAGATACTGTCGGCAGTAGAATTGTCCAAAAAATACCATTAAGTTCTGGCATAAAAGTATTAACATCAACTGATAAGATTGCTGTTTTAAAAACCACAGAAAATCATGGTGTATCAGTGAATGAAAACATTATAGTTGATATCATTCCAGACGATTTTAATACTACTACAACAGTATACACCAGAAAAAGAATATACCAAAAAGTAAAATTAAGCACTCCATTTTACAACAAAACACTTGTAGATAGTGGTGTGGGTAGAATAATATTATTAAATAGTGGTTCGGATTATGCTTACGACACTAGTGGTAATTCCACATTAACCAATGTAGAATTAATATTTGTAGATCAAACCAAATGTAGAGGTGAGACTGGGCAAATAGTTTCTAATATCTCAGAGTCTGTTATTGGCAATCCTGGCAATCAAAATAATGCCAGAGCTACTTTAACTGTAACTAATGGATTGATTACCTCAATTATCATTACATCCAAAGGAAAATTTTACAAGAAAGGAGACATATTAACTATTTCACCATCTTCTGGATACCAAAATCCTCTATCATCTTCTGCCAGAAGTTTGCTTGTTGAGGTAGATCACGCTGGTTTTGCGTCTTCAAATACTAAATTATTTTTAAATGAGATTACTTCTATATCAAATGGAGATTACTTAAAAATAGATAGTGAAATAATGGAAGTAGTTAGTATTAATGCCAACGAAAATTCTGTGGTTGTATTGCGCGGTCAAAAAAATACAATTGCTGCTGACCACATTTTCAACAGAATTGTTTCTTCGGAATCTCCTCAATATAAATTAGGATTTAATTATCAATTAGGTACAACGGTTGCCGATCCTTTTGTAGACTCATATGACCCCGAAACTGGTGAATTGGTACTAACATTTGAGTCTGGAAACACAATAACTACTATCAATCCTATAACTTCATCTAGTTTCTTTTATGATCAAAATACTCCAAGAAAATTGGTTGGAGTTGTAGATGTTATAGAATCACCAAAATTTAAATTTGAATTTTCATATGATAATGTCAATTGGAGAAAAAATCCAGTTATACCTATTCAAAAATTCTATAAGTATAAATTTGATACTTCACATCCTTCTTTAGCTGGTAGTTTCTTAGAATTTTCTCCAAGTGGCAATTTGAACATATTAACCAATGAAGTAGAAAAAAGTATAGAAAAACCTGGATTTGCCAATTCTTTTATTTCTCTGAAGATAGGATTTGGCGCAAATATTTCTTCAAATAATTTCAGTGATAAAAAAATTAGCGAATTTACCAACTATTATTTTTATGATAAGAATAACATCATTGATTCGGAAAAAGCATATTTGAGATTGATTGATGATCCTTTACAAGGTGAACACAGAATTATCTATACAACGCCATCTGAGATGGTGTATGAAGTATCTAATTACCCACAATATTCTGGGTATGGAATAATTTCATACACAACTACATCAACAAACGCTGTTGGTCAAATAAACACTATAAAATTAGTTAATTCTGGCAACAGTATGTCTTCCGTTCCTGTTGTTGCTGGTGTTCGTCCAGCTGCGTCTTCAGAATGTACCGTGAATATCGAATGGAATCCACAAACACAAAGTATTATTGGCGTCTCTATTATTAATCCTGGCAGAAACTATTCTAAACCAAAAGCAATTGTGGTGAATGGAGATGGAAGAAATGCTGTTTTTGATATAAGAAAATCTACGGATAATTCAATAGCAGCAGTAATTTTGGTGAATGGTGGAACTGGATTTACTTACAAACCAGAAGTTAGAATTATCGAAACTGACGTAAAATTATATTTTGAAAGTACAAATATTGGTATTCCAAAAAAAGTTTCTATTATTCAAAATGGAAAGGCATTTAATGCTGATTATACCACAAAGAGAAAGATAACTTCACATAGAATTTTAATATTAAAAGATTTTCCAGAAAAAGCATTTTTTGAAGGAGAAATAGTAGAACAATATGATGGAAGTGTATTGATAGCAAAAGGATATGTATCAAAAGATGGATGGAAGGAAGGAAGTAATATCCTTAAATTGAATAGAGTTGAAGGAGAATTTAGAAACAATTTTCAAATTACAGGGAAAACTCAACTAAAAACTGCCAAGGTCACATCTTCGTTCGTTGGAGAATTTAATTACGATATTAAGTCATATTATGACAATTTAGGATATTATGCTTCCGATAAATCGAAATTAAGTACGTCTTCGCAAAAATTAACAGATTCCAATTTTTATCAAGACTACTCTTATGTTATTAGGTCTAGAACTCCTATTGACATATGGCGAGCTCTTATAAAGGCGTCAACCCACCCAGCTGGATTTAAATTATTTGGTGAAGTTTTTATTGAATCTGATGCTATAGCAAGAATGAAGCCAAATCCACCTAGTTTGGATTCGGTTTCGACTATTCAATTGTGGGATCCACAAAAAAATAAAGTTACTGTTCAAAACACATATAGAACTGTTACTCAGTCTATATTAAATTCTTCTTTCATGGATGTCCAAAGAGGAAAGGGAGCATTATTTGTAAATTCATTCGATGACGCCGAGACATCAAGTTTTGAAATAGTTTTAGATCCACCATTTAATGGTTATTTTGATTCGAATGGAAATAGAGCTGGAAATAAAATATTTACTATGAAAATATTAGGAAGCAACAATCCTGTTGCTGTTCCACAACAAGAGAATCTTGTTATTTCGTTAGATGGTATTCTTCAGCAACCAGGACTAGCGTTTACTGTATCAAATACACAAATTACCTTCAAAGAAGCGCCACTTGGATATAGAAATAATCAAGGGCAAAGTATTACACCATCTCAATATGTAGAGGGAGTTGATACACCATCACAGAAATTTGTTGGTAAAATTTTAAGATACAAAGATACTACCGTCAATTCACAATTTTTCAAGAAAATTAAAAATATATCAAATCAATTTGATGGAGTAAAAACCACCTTCCAATTGATTGATGATTCAAATAACAATATTGTTCTAGAGTCAGGTAACAATTTATTAGTTACAATTGATGGAGTTTTACAGACTGCAGGAATTACTCCAACTTTCCCAATAGATAGATCCTATTACATCAGAAGAACAGTAACTCCAAATGAAATTGTTTTTATAGAACCACCTAAGTCTGGTCAAGTTTTTGGCGCATATTCAATTTCTAGTTATGAAATAGCTGAAATTGATACATCACTTGTTGATGGAATTACATACGGTCCATTTATTATGCGAAGAGTTATCAATAAAAAACCTCTAGAAGTTTTTATTGATAACAATATATTAGTTTTTGTTGATAGAGTATTACAAAAGAAAACAAAAGATTATTCTATCCAAGGTTCTTCTATTAGATTCACCAACCCACCATTACCAGGGCAAAAAATAGTTATATTATATTATTATGGAAGATCCGTTTCTACATCAATAACCGCTTTCAATTATGAAGAAGACACTTATTTTAATTTAATTAAAATAGACTTGAATTATGTTCCTCCATTAGCACAATACGCTGATAGAATTTGTTACCAAGGAACGTCAACGACTAATTACACTGCTATTGGTAAAGCAAAAGGAGTATCTGTAACTAATACGGGTTCTATTTTATACATTGAATCTCAAAATGCTCCTTTTGATCCATCAAAAAATATTACTATCATAAATGGTTTAGCATCTGGTTTGGGTGATCTGACAATTCCTTCTTCATCAATTATATCTGTTTCCGATTTCGAACGAGACGATGAAACACTAGGTATTTTACAAAAAACAAATAGTGGGTGGTTGATAGGATCCTCAATATCAAGAACTTCTCCAAATTTTATTGACATTGGAGATAGAATCCGAGTTGATGGGGAAAAATCATATAGAAAAATTTTATCTCTCCCACAGAAAGTTTTCAAAACTCAATATAATTCAAATTCTTCAATAGCCAACAACTTCTTTGGTAGACTAAGTGTAACTCCAAATGAGGAAGTTGGAAGAGGGGAAGGACTATCAGTAACTGCCAGTATACAAAATGGATCTGTTACTCAGTTAGAATGGAATGATAGAAATTATTCTCAATATGGATTATCTAGAATCCAACCAGGAGCTTATGGGTATGAAAATGCTCCTAAGTTAATTTTTGTTCCTCAACCATTAAGAGATGAAGGCGGAACTATTATTTCGCCTGCTCAGGGGGGAGGTGCGAGCGGTTTTGCTGTAGAAAGTAAGGGAGAAATTATTGATATTATTTTAACTAATGGTGGAAGCGGTTATTTGACACCGCCAAGGGTATATGTTGCTAAAGGATTTGATATTATTAAAAATCCAGAGAAAAAAGTAACAACAAAAGTTGAATTAACTTTCTTCCCAGAAATTAAGACAACACTATTAGTTTCGGCACTCATAAATCTAGAATATGGATTTGCCGTACATGAAGCAGAATCTATTATTAGTCCAACAGAACTTCTAGAACCATCTAGAGTAATAACCACTGGCATTCATCCACTTTTTGAAACCATACCAGTAGCAGATGTTAAATATGATTCTTCAAGATCCGAAACACAATTTAATATATTAATATCACCAAATTCAGTAGTATCCTTAAAAAATCAAATTGTTGTTAATGTACACACTCTTTGGGAAAATGTCAAATCTACTTCTGTCAATTCTGTAAAACAAGAAATAGTTAAATCTATTCCTACAGGATTTTCCGATACTTATGCTGAACCAGGAATATCTATCGTATCATTTGCTCCATTAACTTTGGGGTCAACATTAAAGAAATTTGAAAATGGTGCGTTCAATGACATGGGTTACTTACAACTTGGCGGAATTTCTTTAGATCAATTCGATAGACTTTATGGAGATATTACCATAGAAGATTTCGAAGTTCGTTCAATGTCATCCAAAGGAGTTACGGAAGAAACCTTGATGAATCTTGGGTATGGTTCAACGAATGAACTAGGAGCATATCTACAAATGCCACTAACGACAAGCAGCACTATCATCTATGTTGCTAATACCAATGGTTTTCCTTCATCTGGCAAGTTACTGGTTGGTGACGAAATAGTAACTTATACTTCAAAATTAGTTGATCGTTTTATTGGAGTTTTACGAGGACAAAATAATACAACAGCAAAGACACACGATGCTGGTGATTACTTAAGAACTACAAATTAGTACTATAAATATAAATAAGAATTACGAACCTATTAGCAAGAGAGAAATTTTCAATGGCCGCAATAATCTCTGAAAAGTTTAGAATCTTTAATGCCAAACAATTTTATGAGTCTTTGACAGAACCGCTATCTGGTTCAGATTCATCTTCAGAAAGAACAAGAATGTACTTCTTTGTTGGTAGACCACAAAGATGGTATGCTTACCTAGAAGTGTATAACAAGTCAGCTACTGATTTCGTTGCTGGTCGTGACAAAGTTTTTGTTGGTGCTAATTTCGCTTCTGCTACGTTCAAAGCAGATGTTGTAGCTTCATATCCAAACTCACTTCTTCTTTCTGCTATTGGTCCAACTGCTTCTGCCGTCCCACCACAGGGTTCAACATTAACTGGATACAATCCAATTACAAGTAGCAATACTGCTGCTACTGCTCTAACGGGTGTATATCGTTTTGCTACTGATGATATTCCTACAATTCCTTACGACAACCAGACAGAAAAATATCTAGCATATGCCGACATTCTTGCTGCTAAACGCATTACTGGTGAATTTGCTAGACCAGTTGTAAGAAGATATAATTGGGACATTTCAACCAACAGTCGTTTTGATATGTGGAGACCCGACTATTCAGAACAAAAAACTTCTTCGGTAGTTTTATCTGGTGGCTCCACTGGTTCCCAAAATATTTCAACCGCCAAATTTTATGTTGTAAATAACAAGTACGAAGTTTTTAAGTGTTTATATAACGGTGAGAGACCTGCTTCTCTTCTTCCTGGTGGTGTTCTTCCTACAGTAGCATATGAACCATCCACAACTCCTTCGAGTGGTACATATTCTAATGGAATTTACAAAGAACCTGTAGACGCTAATGGTTTTTGTAATTATATTTGGAAGTATATGTACACCATTACAACAAATGATGTTCTTAGATTCCTATCAACAGATTTTATTCCCATTGTTGCTGACGGTGCAGTTCAAGCAGCGGCAGTTAATGGATCTATCAGTACAGTTGTACTAAAAGCAATTGGATCTGATTTACCAACTAGTCAAACATCTCTATATACTCCTATCTTTGGCGATGGAAGTGGAGGAATCGTCAAATTCGGAACAAATTCATCTGGAAACATTACTTATGCTATTCTCCACGCTGCTGGCACTGGGTATACTTACGCAAATGTTTTGCTGACAAATGGAAATGTATATTCTGACGCAGCACTAACAACTCCCGTAACAGTTTCTTCAACTGCTATTGGTGCGATTGAATGTGTGTTATCACCACAGGGAGGACACGGTGCCGATCCTATTGTAGAATTAAATGCTAAGCGAATTATGACAAATATTCGCTTGACATATGCTGAGGGCGGTGGAGACTTTCCAGTAGAGAATGATTTTAGAAGAATTGGAATTCTACAAGACCCATATCTCTATGGCACATCAAACTTTGCCACAGTTGACACACTTTCTAATCTTAGAGCGATTAAATTAACCAATGTTACTGGCATTTTCCAGCAAGACGAAGAAATTACTCAATCTCTTCCTGGTGGTGGAGTTGCTAAGGGAACTGTAGTTGCTTGGACTCTAGATTCTGGTTCTACAACTTCAGGTGTTTTGAAATATTTCCAATCGCCAGAAAATCACCTAAACAATGGTGTAGTAAGAGCATTTATTTCAAATGCTACTTTCGCAGTAACTGGACAAACATCCAATATCACAGGAACTGTTGATACCACTTTCAATGCTTCGGCGTTGGGTTCTACGTTCACGAATGGATTAGCACTTCCAGAACTACAACCAAATTCTGGAGAAATCATTTATATTGAAAACAGAAGACTAATAACCAGAGCTCCAGACCAAGTAGAAGATATCAAACTTGTTATTGAATTCTGATTTTTTTTAAAGTAAATTACACGTAAGAGATTGAGAATAAAATGCCTCAAAAGACAAATCTTAGCGTCCCACCATATAACGATGATTTTAATGTAGACAAAGGGTTTTACAAAGTATTGTTTCGCCCTGGATACAGCATACAAACCAGAGAGTTAACTACTTTACAATCTGTTTTACAAAATCAAATTGAAAATTTTGGCAGAAGTAGATTTAAACAGGGACAAATGGTTGTTCCTGGAGAGGTATCATTTAATAATAAATTAGATTATGTCAAATTAGCATCTGTTGATGATGTTGCCGTCAATCAAAATGGAAATATTGTATTTGAAAAATATGATATTTCACAGTTAGTAGGAAAGACTTTACAAGGATTATCTTCTGGTGTTCAAGCTTCCGTTGTTTGGTATGCCTTTTCTTCTGAAGTTGAATCTGATATTTTATTTGTAAAATATATTAATAGTGGCAATGCCAACAACGAAACTACTTTCCGACAGGGAGAGAATTTAGAAGTTTTAGATTTGCTTGACACGCCAACGTTGGTTGTTGGTACTGACGGCAGTGTTCTCCCAACAACCATTACAGTCAAAGATTATGACACAGGACTTAGTAGAATTATTGACAGTCCAGCAATGGGTTATGCCTCTGCCGTAAAGGTAGAGTCGGGAGTATATTTTGTAAATGGTTATTTTGTTAATAATCCAGAACAACTTATTATTGTTGACAAATATTACAATAAACCATCGGCAAAAGTTGGATTTGCTATCAGCGAAAATATAGTTACTCCAGAAAAAGATTCGTCCTTATACGATAATTCTCAAGGATCTTCCAATTTTTCTGCTCCTGGAGCACATAGATTTAATATTGATTTACAATTAATTGTATTAGACTACGATTCTCTTACAGATAATCAATACGTCCAATTAGTTACAATCAAAAATGGAGAAATTCAACAACTTGTCAAGTCAACTGATTATAATGTTTTAGAGGAAACATTAGCAAGAAGAACTTTTGACGAATCTGGAGATTATGTTGTTGATAATTTTTCGTTGGATTTGAGAGAATATTATCAAAAAGAAGGCAATAAAGGATTATATCCATTTAATGAAGAAACGAAATTAGTAAATACAAAAACTGTATCGGCGGCATCTAATTTGATGGTTGCTGGATTAGAGTCTGGCAAAGCTTACATCAAAGGATTTGAAGTTGTAAATAAAGAAAAGAAATATTTAGAAATTAATAAAGCTAGGGATACTTTAGTACAAAGCAATAATAGACTAAAGTTTTCTCCGCTTTCGTATTTTAATGTAACTAATGTTTATGGTAGTATACCATTAAATGCCGATAGTCAAGAATTGACGGCATATCCCACCGTTTATATGAATTCAATTTTTAATGATGGTTCTGTTGGATTGAATAATATCGAAACTGCATCTAGTCCAAAACAAACTATTCAAAGGCGCGGTCTGAAATATACATTAGATGATGGTATCATGACGTTGTATCTTTCGGATCCTGCGAATTTTGCTGCCAGAACTTTTCCAACCGATGCGGAATTTGGCACCACATTTACTAAATTGTGGTTTGTGGTAAACTTGGGCAGTTCGGCTGCCGCCACTATTGCTAGAAGTATTGATGTTTTATCTTTCTCAGTGGTTAAAAGACCAGATATTCCTTACACTGGTACAACAGAACCAAATTATTTGGAATTAACTGTTCTTGGAAATAAAGAAGATTTACAAGTATTTTTAAAAGAATACGACGATTTCGATACTGTAAAAAGAAGAAAGTTGTTCTTAACTCAAGATGATGCCAGAGAGTTTTATTTCCAGGGTCAAGGACAAAACGCATCCATTTCTCCATACTCGCATATTGTAGATTACAATAATGTAATAACTCCAATCGTCGGTGTTTGTAAACCAAAAGATTTTAATCTAGAAAAAATAGGATCTGGGTTTAATGTTGATACTGATATTGTAATCTCTAAGGGAAGACTTAGTACAGGAACAAATACTTACAATTCAGTATTTAAGTTTTCTTATTTTAATCCCACTTTTTTCACACAATTAACGCTAGATCAAGTAATTGCTACTCAAACATTTGTTCCAGGAAAATATGTCACTGGATTAACCAGTGATGCTTATGGTGTGATAGAAGGTTCTCAGGGGTCAAAATACACATCAGGTAGTATACTTTATGTTAGAGTTTTATCTGGGCAATTTATTTCTGGCGAAACCATAGTTGATGAAGCAGGAAATACACAAAGAATTGCTAGAGATGGCACAATCTCACACTTTACTGTAAATAGTAGAGGAGAAGGATATCCATCATCAACAAAATTAAAAATTAATGGAATAACTTACGATAATTCGGCTGTAGAACTAGGAATACTTGGAAACATTATCTTTAAAATTATAATCAAAGATCGTAATTTAGTATCACAAACTTATGCTTCAACTCCAGTAGTTTCTTTCGATACTGGAACAACTAATCCAATATCATCCGCCGTAGTAACACCCGTTTTATATAGAAACTCTGTACAAAATTATGGTCCAGAAAATGTCAAATCTCTACATTCGTCTTTTGGAGCAGGAAATGTTTACACATTTACTTGCGATGTAGAGTCATTTGATTCTGCTTATTTAACAAATAAAGTATTAACTGACTTTACATTTTCTGGAACTAAGGGTTCCAAATTTATTGAGTGCAATGGATTCTCTGGCAATCCAGCAACAGAAGTAGTTCCTGGTGATTTGATACAATTCACAGACACAGCAAATAATGTTGTTCGTGTTATTGTACAAAGGGTAGATTTCCCAGAAGGACTAATAAAAGCAAGAATTTATTTTGACAATGTTTTACAAAATAATGTAACAAACACTAGTGTTATTAAAGTACGTTCTATAATTGGAAATGCTTCTAAGGCTTCTTTGGTAATTCCATCTGGAACAAAATATTTAAGTAAAATTGTTCAAGATCCAGAAAATTCCGAAATATCATATTTCTTTAGAAGAGACTTCGTAACAACTGCGTCTACAAGTGGAGGAAACATTACATTTGCTGCTCAACTTCCTTATGGCACACAGAGATTCGCTCCATTCTCAAAAGAAAATTTCTTACTGACTGTTCTAGATAAAAAATCTTCAACTACCGTTAATAACGGTGATATTATTTTCTTAAAAGATGATCAAGTTTCTGTTCAAAATTCAACTACCTCCACTATAGGTGGAGTAACTGCTGGTAGTGTAACGATTTCTCTGCCATCTAGTTTCTTCGGCACTACAACAAATTTCCCAATATTAAAATTAACCGCAACGATTGAAGTTTTAAAAGCTAGACCAAGATTAAAAACATTTAACTCAAACAAAAGAGTATTGGTGGTAACCCCTGGCGATAAAGTTATACCACTTAGAGGAATTGACGTAGACTCAAGTAGCGATGAGGTTATTTCATATTCTGATGTAGTGAAAATTAACTATGTGTATGAAGGGACTTCTCAAACACCTCCTGTAGTTTCGTCAACTGGAGATTTGGTCACAGGAACTGATGTAACAGAAAGATTTACTTTTGACGATGGACAGAGAGATACATTCTATGATATTTCTCGCCTTGTTTTAAAACCAGGATACGAAACACCAACAGGACAACTAATTATATCATTTGACTATTTTGAACATTCGCAAGGAGATTTTTGTACCGTAGATTCTTATGTACACGAATCTGGAGTTGGTTTGTCTGAAATTCCTGATTTCAATTCATCGGTATACGGAAAAATTTCTCTCAGAGATGTATTTGATTTCCGTCCAAAAGTTGATTCGTCTTCAATTATCAGTGGATATCAAGACATATCTATTCTTTCTTTAGTTGATTATAATAGTTTTACTGGATCTGCTGGGGTAACCTCCAATACTCCAGCGTCTGATAGCAATTTATCATACACTATCTCATATTCTTCGTCTCAATTTTTAGATAGAATTGATGGGATTTTCTTAGACAAAAAAGGAGAATTTATAGTAAAAGAAGGAAATTCTTCATTAAATCCAACAAAACCAGCTGATGTAGATGATGCTATCCCACTTTATTATCTGTATGTTCCTGCCTATACTGCGACATCAGATGATGTTCGTATTATTCCAGTTGACAACAAGCGTTACACAATGCGCGATATTGCCAAACTAGAAAAAAGAGTAGAAAGACTAGAAAAATACACACTACTGAGTGTATTAGAACAACAAGCATTGAACATGCAGATTAAAGATGATGTTGGTCTCGATAGATTTAAGAGTGGATTCCTTGTAGATAATTTTGAAAATCATGGCATTGGCAACTTAAAATCTTTAGATTATAAGTGTGCGATTGATACACAGCAGTCCGTATTAAGAACACCCTCATATGAAACATCCTTAAAGTTAACTGAAGTTAATGTAAATAAGGACCAAAGAGATTTAAATCACTACAGAAAAACGGGTGAAGTATTAACATTACCTTATGATAATATTGTTTTCGTAAAAAACCCATTCGCCACTAAAACTGTACCCGTAAATCCATTTGTAGTACTTCAATATGTTGGTGATGCTCATTTAAATCCAAATATAGACAGATGGTATGAGCAAAAACAATTCCCATTAATTTTAGACAATGACAGTCAAGTTTTCTCGACGTTCTATGCCAAGAGTGATTCTAGAGATGCATATGCTAGTTTACATAACAACTTTATTGTAAATTGGGTGGGAACAGATAGAGTATTTTTCAATACTACTTCTTTAAGTAATATTTCGAGCAATCTTGCTACTTCTAGTTCAACGAACGCAAATATCTCTAGCAATTCTAATATTAGTCCTCAAAATAATCAATTAGCTCAAAATGTTCCATCCAGAAAGAGTGGAAAAAATACTGTAGCAAATTCACTACAGCAATTCTGTCGCTCGGTTCCTGTATTCTTTACACTGACCAGAATGAAGCCATTTACCAAGTTTTATGTCTTCATGGACAATCAACCAATAGATAGATGGGTCAATCAAGATTACAGATATACTGGTGTATCTGGAAACTCTTTAAGTACCTTTAATAGTGGTCTTACATCTGACGCAAATGGCAATTTAAGTGGAATGATTTTAATTCCTTCTGGAAATGCTCCTCAGTCTGGTTCTGCTTGGACTGGATCAATTAATGATGTTCAATATGATACGACAGTAGAATTATTCTTCACTACTGGGATAAAAAATATTAAATTTACTTCTGATTCAACAGGATTAATTGATAGCACTGTTGATTCTTACGCAGAAATCAATTATTATGTGTCTGGTAACTTACCAGAACAACCAGCATCAATTATTTCAACTACTCCAGCAATTTTCAAGGCAAAAGAAGGAATTCAATATATTGAGAATACAAGAGCACAAGTAAAACCAAATCCACTATCACAATCATTTAAAGTTGAAAAATTCCCTGGTGGATTATTCTTAACTGGTATTGATTTATTCTTTAGCACAAAGAGTTCTTCTATACCAATTAAAGTTTATCTAACAAACATAGAAAGTGGCAAACCAGGAAAGTATATTTTACCTGGCAGCGAAAGTGTTTTAAATCCAGACACATATTTAAGAGTCTATACAAATGGAACTCTAACAATTAATAAAGGAGAAAATTGTAGTGGTGTAACATCTGGATCAGTTGGACCTGTAAAAGATGTTTATGATAGAAACAATATTGTATTAACTCCATCTACAACAGGAAGTTATACTCTAACAAATGATCAAGTTTATACAGTAGTTTTAAGTAACCACAATGGAAAATCATTTATTGAAAACGAAGAATTAAGATTTGCTTCATTAACTACTTATAATGCTGCTCAGAACACAAATTTAAGAGTTACCGTAGCAAGAGATTCTGGAAGATTAGTTGATCTTAGAGTTGATAATTTGGGTTCAGGTTATGACAGTGCTTCTATTCAGGTAGAAAGTCCCCAACTTCCAGGTGGCGTACAGGCTAGAGCGGTTTGTTCTGTTTCTTCTGGTAATATATTTGATGCTGATATTTTAGTTGCTGGAAGTGGTTATACTGATCCACCATCTATTATTATTACTGGAACTGGTTCTTCTGCCTCTGCGGCTTCTATTCAGTCATTTATCGAAATTGACACCCCAGCAGTAAGAATGGGAGTAGCAACAGATATTGATACAACTACTCGTTCGACTACACCAACAAGATTTACTTTTGAAAATCCAGTATATTTACAAAATGAAACAGAATATGCTTTGGTTATTGAATCTGACTCTACGGATTACAACATGTGGTCTTCAAAGTTGGGTGAAGTAGAAATTGCTTCTAATTCTGTAGTAACTTCTCAACCATTATTAGGATCTGTATTTAAATCCCAAAACGTAGATACATGGACAGAAGACTTATTAGAAGATATCAAATTTACTTTGTATAGAGCTGAGTTTGATATTTCTAGAAATGGTATAGTCGAATTAACTAATGAATTCTTAGATTATGAAGTATTGGATGAAAATCCATTTGAAGCAGATTCCTTATCAGATACTACAGCAACTTCTACTCTGTATAGAAACAATAATCAAGTTATTAAAGTAAATCATAGATTAAATGGATTTGAAGATAGTGGAAAATCTTATGTGAGTTTTAAAAATTCAAATAGTTTTGGTGGATTTGATAGTTCACAAATCAATAATACACTATATGAAGTATCAAATAGTGGATTAAATTTCTATAATATAACTGCAAATACATTGGCATCATCAAATGCTTTTGGCGGTGGTTCTAAAGTATTAGCATCATACAACAGAAAATATGAAAAATCATTTGCTCAACTTGCTTATTTGAATTTTCCCGAAACAAAAGTAAATGCTGAAATAAAAACTACCAATATTTTGCCAGCAGATGTAAAAGTCGTAAACTATCAATCGTATTCCCAATCAGAATATGAAAAAACATTTTTAAATGAAGAACATTTCTTCAATAATCAAAAAGTAGTGTGTTCAAGGGTCAATGAGTTAAAAAATATTACGGGCGATAAAAAATATTCATTACAATATAAGTTATCTTTATCTTCAACAAAATCATATTTGTCACCACTGATTGATTTAAGATCTTCGAATGTTATTTTATCAAATAATAATGTTGAAAAATCTTCTGGTGTTGAAGACAGATATGGAAGGAGAGATCAAATTATAGAATTTTACCCGATTTATAAATTTACAGTAAACGGAACAAATGTTAATTCTATAATTGCTGGTGATGCTGCGAATACTAAGTTGGTTTCTGGAAATACATCAAGAGCTCAAGCAGTAATTGTTAAATTTGACACAACAACTGCCGAATTATTCGTAAAAATGTTAACAGATACTTTATTCTCTCCAAGTGAGTCTTTATCATTTGCTTCTCAACCGTCGTTAACTGGTTTGACAGTTTCTTCTGGCGGAGTAACAGAAGTAGTATTTTCATTTAATGCAAATTCTACTGTTACTGCGATTGATAAAACAGACACTACAAAATCATATGACAACTTAATTAATGGAAAAGTTGTTTCCTGGGATAACAACAAAAAGAGGTTGAGAGTATCTTGTAACAAGCAACCCATCAATGATAATTATACTGCTGCGTCTACCATTGGTTCTGCTTATGCTAGAATTTCCATTTCAAGCGCATCAAATCAATCTAAAGATATTTTTAGAGTTAATGATTTAGTTGGGTACGAAAATCAACCAGCGGATACAAAATCATTCTTAGAAGTTAAGAGTGTTTCTTATGCTCCTGGCGTACTATATGTTCCAGAGAATAATAACAATAGTTCTTCTTTGGCAAAATATGTAACCAAAGAAATAACTTTAGAAACCCCAGCAACTTCTATTGATGTTAGATTAACTGCTAATATGTTTGAAATAGATGATGTTCAAGTTCTTTATAAAGTAAATTATGCTACATCCCAATACAATTTTGATGATGTTAGATGGGAATATTTCAATCAATCTGGCAATCCAGATATTCAAGTAATTCCATCAACAGATAATTTAATTGCTGGTTATATTGAAAATCAAAGTGCTTACAAGGAATATAAGTATTCTGTTAACAATTTACAGGAATTTACTTCTTTTGCTGTAAAAATTGTTATGAGGAGTGCTAACCCCGTTTATGTACCAAAAATTCAAGACTTAAGAGTTGTTGCTTCCTTCTAATAATGAACTACAGTAGAATACAAGATCATGATTATCTAATTAAAGATAACTCCACTGGAGCAGTTATAAATACTGATAAGGGTTTATTTGAAGATATAAAAAAAGCTCGCAGCAGTAACAGTTCTATTAAACAGTTACAGAACGATCTTGAGGATTTAAAGCATGAAATAACGGATATTAAAAATCTTCTAAGAGAATTAATCAAACATGGCGGTTAGAGAAGTTTTAAAAACATTTACGTTTGAACAGCAGCGTCAAGAAATCAATCGCCTATCGAGCGATGTTGGTGATGCCAGTTCTCTTTCTACTACATCAAAGATAGTAACACAAGCTATCAATGATATTGTTAGTGGCGCTCAATCTCTAGTTGATGCCAATTTATCGGGAGATCTAACGATAAACGGCGGAGACATTTATTTACAAAATGCTGCTACCGACATTTTCATAAGAGACAATGTATTAAACGCTCTTTTGATTACCGAAGGAGCAAATCCATATATTAGTATAGATACTACGAATAGTTCAGAATTAGTAACTATTCATAAGAATACACTAATTGGTGGAAATCTAACAGTAAACGGTGATATAACATTTAGAGCTGGAGATGGTGCGGCTGGATCAATAACTCTTGGAGATGGTAATACTGATAATATTGTTTTTGGAGCAGATGTAAATTCTAGCATCATACCAAATACAAATAATACTTATAATTTAGGATCATCTGGTCAAATATGGTCCTCATTATTTGTATCTACTATCACCAGTAGTTCAAATGCTGATGTCACAATTGATCCAAATGGTACTGGGGATTTTGTATTCAAGGGTGGCACGGGTCAAAATTTCGTTATTAATGATGGAACTGTAGAGAAATTTAGAATTGACAGTTCTAATGGAGACGTATATCTGACTGGAGGCATCACCATTCCAAGTGGTATTGCCATGCAAGACAATACTACAGATGCTTTCCAAATTAAAGAAGGAACAAACAAATATGTTTCTATTGATACTGTAAATGGCGCAGAAAAAGTAACACTTCACAAGAACGTAGATATTCTTGGAGATTTGTTCGTTGCTGGAACGACCACGACAATTAATTCGACAACCGTATCTGTAGACGATAAAAATATAGAACTTGGTTCTGTAGCAACCCCTTCAGACGCTACAGCTGATGGTGGCGGTATTACACTAAAAGCTACCTCAGATAAAACCATCAAGTGGTTACAGTCATCTGGAGCGTGGGAATTTAATACTCCTGTAAAGATTCAAGATGGTCTAAAAATTTCTCAAAATGCGATCGTCAATGACAATACAACCGCTTCTGATATTACAATCACCCCAGGAACGGATAGAGTAGTCATTCTTGATACTCGTTCTGGTTTTGTAGTTCCAAAAGGAACAACAGCACAGAGACCTACCACACCAATCGCTACAAACGGTTTGGTAAGATTCAATACAACAACTAATGAATTAGAATCATTTATTGACAATGAATATGTTTCTTTGACAGATCAATTTAGATATGGTATTACTGCTCCATCAAACACTTTAGGAAATAATGGAGACTTCTATTTCGATAAAGTAAAACAAGATTTCTATGGACCAAAAGAGGGTGGAAGTTGGCCCACTCCTATTTGTATTAAAGAGGATAAAGTAGAGAACGTAATTTACGTCAGCAAAGGTGGTAGTGATACTACTTATGATGGTTCTACTCCAGCAAAGGCATTTAAAACTATTAAGAGAGCAGCAGAAGCAGCAAGAGCAACTACAGGAAACACTACGATTAAAGTTGCTTCTGGCGATTACTATGAAGATAACCCAATTTACTTGCCAAAGGGTACTACTATTATCGGAGACAACCTTCGTGAAACAATTGTAAGACCACTGAATGATGGTGTTGATATGTTCTGGGTAACAAGTGGATGCTATGTTGCTCAATTTGTTATGAGAGATAACTATGGCGATCCAAGCAATTCAGCAGATGCTCTTCGTGGTGTTGGTCAATTAAATTCTGGCATTAACTCATTTATTAGCAACTCAACTACAACATTTAATCTATTCCCTGGTCACAACCTAAAAGATATCAGTGGAATTTATAAAGATGGAGCTAATATGCTCCAGTATAAGAGAACAGATACAATTAATTATGCTTATGGTCAGTTAGTCGGCGGATATCCTTCTCTTGTTATTCCACCAACTAACTTTACTGGAAATCTTACTAATGGAAATGCTGTAGTCACTGGCGTAAGTAGCACAGAGGGACTGGAAATTGGTGACGTAGTAACAGGCACAAATATCACTGTAGGAACAACAATCTCAAGCATTGATAGTGCCACACAAATAACTTTATCTGCCCCAGCATTAGCAAACGAGAATGGAGCAGCATTGAGTGTTCCTGGAGATGGAAAGTGTAAGAGAGATCTTGGTTTGATCTTAGATGCTGTTATTCACGACTTAAAGGTTGGCGGCAACGTCAAATCTATTTTAGCTGGAGAGTCTTATAGAGACGCTAACGGCAATCTACAATATATCACAACAGAATTTGTTGAGACAAAATATGCTATTGATCAACTAAGACTAAGGGCAAGACAAGTTGTTACTGATACATCCATCATCACTGAGTCTGGATTCTTAGCACAGTATCCAGCAGTAACAGTTGGTGATTGTACAAATGTACAGACAAATATTGATACTTTGTTTGGTATCGTAGTTTCTATCTTAGACGGCGCTGATAGTCCAGTTTACAATCCTGGTCCTGGATACTTAGTTGTTGATCAGGAGTGGATGAGAGTAGATGATATCACTGGCAATACAGTAACAGTATCTACAAATGGTAGAGGAGTTCCTAATCCAATCACTGGAGCAGCAACAGTAGCAGCAGAACATCCAAATGGTGCTGTTGTAACTCAAGGCGGTAGAATTTTCAGATATGCTGTTTCCTATCCAGATCAAAATGGAATCAAAGGTGCTGGAAGAATCAATGTAAGTTCTTCCAATTCAATTGTAACTGGAACAAACACTAAATTTAGATCCCAAACTTTTGCTGGTGGTTTGATAAAAGTAGGAAATAGTTCATATACTATTTTATCTGTACAGTCAGATACTCAATTAACATTAGCGACTGTACCAACTTCATCTGTTTCTGCTACTATTTACAGATTCATTCCACCAAAAGAAAGAATTTTCCTATCTCCATATGTACAGAACTGCTCAGTAATTTCTGTTCTTGGTCAGACTTCATATAACTCCACGACAAAAGCATATGATGCCTCCAAGACAAGAGCGGGTGGATTATTAATTGATGGAGGAAACTTGCTTTCAGATACACCATTGAAATCAATGGTTGCTGATGCGTTTACACAGGTTGTTTTCAACTCTGTTGGTTTCCACTTAAAGAATGACGCATATGCTCAGTTGGTATCTGTCTTTGAAATCTTCGAAGACGTTGGTGTGCTTTGTGAGACTGGTGGATATGCCTCTGTAACGAACTCTGCGACGAACTTCGGTAACGAAGGTCTTAAAGCGATTGGATTCAGTCCTGTGGCGCTTCCATTCTACGCTAACGGTAGAGTTGCTGGCATTACCAACATCACAAAAACATCATTCGCTACAACAGCGTCTGCTATCGTAGGAACTTCTTTCAGTTCAGTACTAAGTGGAGCAAAGACAAGAGTAACTGTTAGAGTCTCCGCTAACGATATTAGTAAATTTGAAAGGGGGCAAATTATTACGATTGCTAACCATACAGCAACACCAAACATCAATGGAACTGGTATAGAAATTGAAACAGTAAGATTCAGTGACAACTTATTCACATTTATTTTAAATACCCCATTCTTACAATCTTATGCTCCTCCTTATGCTGGTGGATCTACTGGATTGGTGACAATTACCAGCGGTTCTACTTACACTAAAGTAACCGCTATCAACTTCCAGAAAGCTCCCTTAGCAAACCAGATTGTAAAAATTGATCAATTGCCAGGACTTCCTGATGGAGAATATATTGTTGACGAAATTTTCATTTTTTCTCCCCCAGATGAAGCAAACACTTGCGAATTTAGTTTGGTTCAAAAAGTTCCAAATGCTGATCTTCCATTAGTTCCAAATAATGCTGCTATTGAACTTCGCACCCCATCAAGTGTTAACAGTTCTGGTCATACATTTGAATATGTTGGTTCTGGTACAAACTACATGGCTCTACCTACAAATGGTGGTAGAGCGATACCAGCAAAACAAAGTATAGAAATCAACGCAGGTAAGTGCTATGTTTCTGCTACCGACCAAGATGGTAACTTTACAGTTGGACCAAACTTCAACGTTGACCTAAGAACAGGTAAGGCTACTTTTACTGGTGCGGTTGCTATTGGTATTCTTGATTCGCTTCAATTAAAAGGATCGCCTGGTACACCAATTTTTGCGTTCTCAACCAATACAGATTTGGGTGGATCTTCTGGTAGATCAGATCAAGTTTTACCAACACAAAAAGCTGTACGTGATTTCGTTGTAGATAAAGTTGGTCCTTTCTTTGATCTGGATGTAGGTACTTCACCACAACCTGGACTTGTTGTTCAGTTGGATGGTACTGGTAAAATCAACCGAGACCAAATTCCACCACAAGAACCATTCAACGTTTATGTTGTTGATACAGATGCTGAGCGTTTAGTTGCCGCTATTCCTACATTATCTAAAACTGTTACTGCTCATACAATCGGCAGTAATGTATTGACACTAAACAATCTTGTTCAGGTTGAAATTGGATATGCGGTAACTGGTACTAATGTGCCACCAAATGGTCTAACAGATGCCAAAATTGTTGCGATTGATACGGGTACAAATCAAATTACTCTTGATGTTCCTGGAGCAAACTTTACATCACAAATTTCTGGAACAATTACAATTAAAAATGCCACTCCCCTAAAAGTGGGTGACTTCGTTGTTCAAACAAATACAACAACCCCACCATCAAGATCTTACATCTTAGCATCTCTACCAGCAACAATAAACAACAACTGGCAGGTTATTTCATCTGAACAAGTTGATGCCAGTCAGATCGTTTCTGGCATTGTATCTCCAGCTCGTTTAGGAACAAGAATTGCTAACCAAAATACATTCCTTTCTGGTCTAAGCAAATATGTTCCTCTACCAAAAGGCGTAAGAGCTGTTCCCAATCAAATTTCAGGAACAACAATTATTACATTAGGTAGCGATGGTCCCATTTCCGTTAAAGGAACATCTACACCTGCTAATATCTCATCGGCATTTTACACCAGTGGTGGTTCTCCAATATTTACATTTAACACATCAACACTTCACGGATTAGTAAACGGAGATTATGTTGAAGTTGATGGTATATCCCCAGGTTCTTATAATGGTTATTATCAAGTAACCGTAATTGATGGAGATACGTTTACTGTTCCCGCTGCTGTAAACCCAGGTGTATATGTAACTGGTGGAACTGTAACTAAGGGTGATCCATATAGAACTGGATTCCTTGATCTTGATGTAAACATTGCTAAGTTTGCTTCTGGGCAATCTACAGGAAGCAGTGAATATGGTGTTGCCAGCTTTGATTACAACACCTTCGAGATGTTATCATCAACTGGTTTCTCAGTAACTCTTAGAGATAAAGGTGTTTCACTATCCAAGATTGAGAATATTGGTCCTCGTTCATTACTTGGAAATACTTTTTATTCGGAACAAAACGTAGCAGAAGTTCCACTGAGGGGATTTGCTGCTGAAATTTTTGAATACGAAACTGTTCCTAATGTAAGTGGCAAATGGGAAATTAATGAATTAGTTACTAACAGAAGCATAGGAGAAAGACCACAACTACAGATGGTGGTTGGGCAATCAATTAAATTCATATTGAAACAATCTAATGTTGGTCACCCAATGTTTATCACTACTGTTCCTGGTCAAACAGGCACAATAGCAAATCCACCCGCATCAATTTATAATATAGGTATTACAAAATTTGTAAGTAGTGTTCAGAGTAATGGTTCTGGTGTTGAAGTTGGGGAGATTATTGTAACAGTAACTCAAGATACACCATCTGTATTATATTATCAAGACGGTTCTGACCCAGATAATTATGGTGTTATTAACATTACCAACTTCAGAGGAAGCACTGTCAATGTATCACAGACTTTCTCAACGATTGCTCCAGTTGTGATTGATACTTTCTCAGCAAAAGATATTTACACTGCTAAGTACTTACTTCAAATTCACAACAAACCAATTGGACCAACTAACGTACAAAATCAAGAAACAAAATATTTACACTCCACTGAATTGATGATCGTACATGATGGTGTTGATGTTTTAATCAGTGAATATGGTACTCTATGGACTAAAAATTTAGGTGAATTTACAGCTACATTAAACAATAATATCATTTCGGTAACATACACACCCACTGCTGTAAATGGAATGCCAGCAGGAAATCCTGGTGGATTCTGGAGTGGTGTAGAAAATGTAATTTCTAACACGATTAGATTAAGCAGAGACTTCCTCACATAAATAAAACAGCGTTGTTAATTTTTTGTAAACATGAATGCTGATACCCTGAGAACTAATTTTAATAATCAGTTGAAAGAAACTGAAGGTCAAATTGCTAAACTGAAAGGCGAATTAGAAAAGTTAGAAGAATATAAACTCAAACTACAAGGTGGTTTGGAAACGTTAGAGCTGCTATCTTCACAAGAGTCCGAAGAAGAAGCCCCAGCAGCAGAATAAAAAATAGACCCCAAAAGGGGGTCTTTTTTTATCGGTTGAAATATCCCCTTGGGAATAATTGACCAAATCTTGGTCGTCTACCACTAAGAATACCAGGAACAGAAGAACGATTTCCAGTAACAGGAGAATCTAAATTGTTTATGTTGTAATTTGAAGAAAATGCGGTATTGCTCGAAGCTCTTGTCACAGAAGAAAGTGTGGGAGTAATAAATGGTGTTGCTGTTGTCTGTAAAAAAGCAATAGAGTTATCTACTGCTGTTGCTGCTGTTGTTGGTTGTAAATCTGACAATACGATGTCTGGCATTAGGTTGTCCTCGCACAGAATAACATTCCTATTGAATTATTGCCACTTACATTATCAAGACCATTTTGAGATGTTTGATATCCAGATAGAATGATTTCATATATTTCCGAAGGACTAACAGTAATAGTATCTCCAGGTCTGAATTGAGTTAATCCAGGAGATGTTGCTACTTGTAGCATAATAAAATCATCTGGAATATAATATGGGCAAGGCATTAAATTATTCGAAATAGGAATTCCTTTCATTGGTTTGTAATAATTAGCTAAAGATGATACTGATTTATCTCTATTGGCATAACTGACTGATGTATCACTACTTTGATATCTGTCGTAAGTAGAGTTTCTATAATAAGTCAAAATACTTGTACTATCATTATCAGTATCAATATTTGCTGAATAAGTGCTTACTGGGAAGGTAAAGTTCCATGATCCACTTGTCTCTCGTAAATAACCGTAATTTGCTTCTCTTGATAGAGAATAATTAGTTGTTGGTTCTGCTTGAGTATTTGAGCTAGAATAATGATATCCAGGAACTTGATGAATTAAACTCACAGTCCTTCCACTTGAACTATAAAAAGTCATTCCACCATTCCAAACATTATTTAAATCCCAAATATTTGCTCCAAAATTACTTCCTTTGTGGATTGTGAAAGATCCAAATGGAATGATGGCGTTGTTAATTGTTTGTGTAAACTGTATAACAGCAAAGTTAGTATCTTGAGGTGATTGTGCTTTATAAATTCTTATAGAAAGAGGATACGCAGTTGGAGTTGATGATGTTGCGTAATCAATGTATGTAAACGATGTATCGCTCGTTGATATTTGATTGTTGTATTCTTGATAATCCAGTCCCCTATCGCCCCCGTAGAATCCATATTCATACCCACCATTTGTGGAAGTTGTGTTTGTTCCTTTTCTATTCAAGGAACACCACATTGCCCCAGAATTTAAATACATTCTATAGTTGTTTTGATCCATGCCAAACCCATAGAATGTTGTTCCAAATGTTTTTGTATTGTCATTTACATTTCTCAAAACCGCAAAATGTCCAAATGAACTCTTTTGATACATGGTGCTTCCAGCGCCATAGTTCGTGACAACAACATCACAAACTCCATTTCCAGCATTTTGCTGTGCGGTTGTTGCGCTATTTACGCCAACTAAAATGTCATTCGTTATATCAACACCACCAACAGCGGAACCAGGAATTGTCAGAACTTCATTTGCGTTCCACCCAGAACCTATATTGTGGATAGTTATGCCAGCTACACTACCAGTGTATGAGAATGGAGATGAAGGAAAACGATAAACACGAACTTTTAAAGATGATCTACCACCAGATGCTGGTATAGTATATTTCCAATATGGATAAAATGTGGTAGCGTTATTACTGTTTACCGATGGCAGAATTCTAATAACTCCACGCATAGATGGATTTGCTGAGTTAATATATCCATACGAATAAACTCCCGAAAAACCAGTCCCAGAAATTTCTTGTGGATTTGATACTTCATCTTCTGTCTGCGGCCATCCTCTCACTTGCCATGTCACGCTTGAAGTTCCTTGCCCTGTTGGGAAAACTCGATAAGATACTGATTGGTAGTTTGATGTATTTAAAATTTTATTTGTATTATATCCACTTGTTGGGTCATTTACCAAAAAGAAATTACCACCACTTGTTGTGTCATCAACTGTAAAATTTAGAGTATCCCCCATTTCAGCATCAATCTGAAAATTGTTGTATAAAACATTAAATTCTCTTCTCAATGGAATAAAACCAAAATTACCAGAAGTCCCTGTAATGTTTACAGGAATACCATTTGTGGCATCATCAAGTGTTGCTGCTAATCTAATGGTATTACCATCAACTCTAATAATATAATAGGTTGTATCGTTTGTTAATCCAGTAATAGATCCCCCAGTAACTGCTCCACCAGGATTCCATCTTACAGGATTTCCAGTTTGTAATCCATGTCTTGTGTATGATAGTGTATCATTTGCTGCGTTTACCGAACTCGTAAACCACTGTTCCAGTACACTATATGATGATGTTCCATTGTTAGTAACATAAAAATATCTGTTAATATTTGACGTTTGTGTTACCGCAGGACCACCACAAAATCTCCAGTTAGAATCTCCAAGGGTAGTTGAATTATTTCCTGGCGCTTCAAACGCTACAGGAGAACCAGCAACCGCACTACCACCATTAAACCCCAACTGACTAAAAGCAGTTTCTAACGCATCTAAAACATGCTGACTTGTCCATCCAGTATTTCCATTATTAACATTAATAACTGATTTAAAAATTGCCATTTTTTATTCTCCGATCTTTAATGCTGTTAGAGTTACTGTAATTGGGGTGGATGAGGTACTTCTGTTTGTAACAGAGAGATAGATTGTTGTGGTTCTTGGACTATCATTATTGAATCCCAAGATACCTGGACTGATTAATACTGTATTTGTAACACCATCAGTTCTTATTTCAGCGATAACACCAGAACCTGCTGTTGGATCTGTTCCTTCACTTCTTGTTGAATCAGCATCTCTTGATACGTCATCTGTATATACACGAACCCATGCCTCAGCAGTTGTTGTAATTTTAAATAGTGAATATGCTTTGTATCCAGTAATATTTAGTTCTGCTGTTGTGTCAGGAGCTAATGACGCAGTAGTTCCACTTAATTCTTGAATTGTTGGAACACTTGCTGCTACAGAAGCACTGACAACTCCATTTCCATCAATGGTTAATCCAGATCCAATCTTGATACCGCCAAGAACTGTTGCGGTTGCTGTTGGTAATGTATAACTACCTGTGTTTGCGCTAAGAACACCATTGACATCAATACTTAAGTTAGCACCAACTTTAATTCCACCAAGGACAGAACCAGAAGCAGTTGGAAGTGTGTACGCAGCAGGAATGGTTGGTTTGTTCTTAATAAAATCAAGAGAAGAATTATTAGTTTGATTCCAGTCTGCTTGAACTGGAGCAACGCTACCAATCGTGATTCTTCTGTTTCCAGAATCCCAGTTTACAGTCGTGCCAGCACTACCAACAAATTCAATGCTATCCGTTAATCCACTACTTGGAACAAGATCAACGAATGCGTTGTTACTGGTAGTATTTCTGCCTTGTAAATCATATGTAATAACAGTGCCACCACCACCGCCGCCGCTAACAATAGTGTTTAATACTTTATTGACACTATCATAAGTATATGTAACTCCAACTTTACTACCATTAATCAACATCAACGCAGCAGCATCTTTTGCCGCCGCATCTGTATATTGAGTTACTGTATTTGCTGGAGCTCTGAATGTGATTGTGGTTGCGTTGGTTCTTTCAACCAATAATCCATCAGCACCAGCAAAAGTGATATCGGTATTTGTAGTAGCAATACCGATTTCTTGTAATCTTAATTTAACAGTATTGCCAGCAGATGCTTCACTACTAAAATTATATGTTCTTCCTGTAATTGTGAGTTCATTGTTGACTCTGGAAATGTTGAGTCCGCTTGTTGCTCTGACAATAACATCACTCGTGGCACCACCAGAAGCAGAGAGTCTTAAAATTTTTCTTTCGGCATTTTGCTGTGTATTGCCAACAGTATAATCTTGTACCGATGTAGAGTATGTTTGTTGAAAGTTTCCAATGAGTGTTTGAAGATCTGAAGATGTAGAGCTTGAAGTTGTTACAACTCTTTGATTTGTCCAACTACCAGAATGAGAATAATATAGAGCACCGCCAGACTGCGAGTAAACCAAAGCACCTTCGTTTCCAGAAGCAGAAGGAAATTCAGCAATACTGGCATAATAAAATGGAATAAGGTTATTAGTTCTTGGAGCAGTAATTGCTCCATCATTAGATATAGTAACTAATGAGTCTTGAACTTCATTTCCTGTTGTTCCATTCCATCTTGCGATTGCTTTATCAGTTGATGTGACTGGACCAATCATGGTTCCACCACCACTTCCAGATCCACCAGCGGAAGCAGGCGCCCATTGAGTGCCATCCCAACGCAAAATGTTTCCTGTTATTGGAGTGGCAGATGAAACATTACCAAGATTTTGTAGTAATGTAGGAATTGTTGGTTTGCCAGTTAGATCAGCATATGCTCCACTAAACAATGTTGGTTTGTTTAGAATAGCACTAACCCCAGTTGTTGCTGTCCAATCAGCATTCACTTGTGCTGCTGGAATAGTTGGTCTATTCAGTAAATTATTGTAATTATTATAATCAGTTGGAACTGGAATGTTCTGGTATGTAATTCCATCATTAGTAAACTCCCACCTGTCACTCAATTCATTCCAACGAATAACAGTATCATTTGAAGATCCTCTTTCAACGATGATACTGGCATTAGCTGTTGGTTGTCCAACAACACTATCATTTAATATAATTTGATTGTTAGTAACATTTAATGTTGTTAGATTATTTGTTGTAATCGTTCCAACTACATTAAGATTACCAGTTATACTTAAATTTGATAATGTTGGTGAGGAATTTTCCGAGATAAAACTGGTAGTTGTCCACGTAGCACCCGCACCAGTGCTTGTTAGATATTGACCAGATATACCATTTGATCCATTAATTCTTAGTGAAGGTGTATCCAGTCCTGCGCTAAATGAAACTGGACCACCAGTTGTATTCGTAATAGTGTTTGCTAAAACAGTTGGCGATGTTGTACTTGTTCCAACCACTAATGAAGAGAATGTTTCAGCAGCATTCTTTTGTGCGTATCCAGTTAGTAGTGGTGGAGTAAAAGTTAGAACGCCAGATGTACTATTATATGTTAATGCTCCAGACCCAGACGCTCCCTGAGTAGTTATGCTTAAACTTGGTGGTGTTGAACCGCCGCCACCGCCGCCCGTAGAAGTTGCGTTTATTCTTCCATTCTGTGAATCATAAGCAAAACTAATTCCACTATGAAAACCATTGGTGAATAGATTTGCGGCAATTTTTTCAACGGTTGACCAAGGAAATTGGTTTTGTGATGGCATTATGATTTCCTACATTTTTCCGTAATAGTATTTATAATTCAGTATTTTAATTGTATAAATAAAGATAGAAAATTTAGCGGAAGGGGAGAGTGAACCTTCATGGCAACGAATGCTAAGGCGTTCGTCGTAAAAAACGGCGTCGTCGTACAAAATCAGAATAGATTAGAGTTACAAGAATTATCTTCGAATGGAGACAATTCTGTTTCGCTTCGAGCGCCATCATCTCTTTCCGCTAATTACACATTGACTCTACCCACAACTGCTGGCGTAGACAGACAGGTGTTACAAACGAATGGGTCGGGAGATCTATCGTGGGTAACACCTGTTTTTGTTGAAGATGTTTTGGCATTATCAATCGCGTTAGGATAAAATGGCAACTAATACCTTTAGATCCAGAGTAAGCGCAGCTGTTGGTACAACATATACCTCAGTATATACTTGCCCTGCCAATAGTGTAGCAATCATCATTGGACTAAACCTTGCTTGTGTAGCAACCTCTTCTGTAGTTGCCGATGTTCAAATTGATAAGGCGTCTGGTGCTGATGCTAATTTAATTAAAAATATTCCCATTCCTACTGGTGCTTCTTTCGAAGTTCTATCAGGGCAAAAGATTGTATTGGAAGTTGGGGATCAAGTAAGAGTACGATGTGACACTGCTGGCGGTATGGATGTCTTATTAAGTTTCTTAGAAATTACTAATTAATAGGAGGAGTAATGCCATACTTAGGTATAAGTCCCACAAGGACAGATAATAGAAAAATTGATACTCCCCTCCAAAGAGTTGGCGGTGGCGTTGGATTTAATGGTTCCGCAACTCAATTCTATCTAACGATTGAAGGGGAACCAGTTTATCCAGATACAGAACTATTAGTACAAGCAGTACTTAATGGCGGTCAGTTAAATCCAAAAGTAGATTTCTTTATTCAAAGTAACATCATTACTTTTGCGATTGCGCCATCTTCTGGAGCAATTTTCTTTGCTATTATTGGAGATAGAATTTCTCTCAACAAACCTGGAACAGATACCGTAACTACAGAAACTATAAAAGATTCTGCTGTTACTACTGCCAAGATTGCTGATAATGCGATCACTTCTGATAAGATTGCTCCTGGCACAGTAATCGCAGCTGATGTAGGTGACGGTGCTATCACCACAATTAAGTTAGATGGTACAGCTGGAGCAGAAGCAGTAACTACTGCTAAGATTCGTGATTTAAATGTCACAACTGCTAAACTTGCTGATACCGCTGTAACAAATGGCAAGATTGCTGACGGTGCGGTAGACAACTTAAAATTGAAGTCAAGTGCTTCAATAGATGCTGATAGAGCTGTCACCACAAATCATATTCGTGATTTAAACATCACTACTGGAAAGTTAGCAGGTGGAGCAGTAGATTCTTCCAAACTAAAGAGTAGTCCTTTAGTTGATTCTGACAGAGCAGTTACTACAAATCACATCCGTGATTTAAATGTCACTGGAGATAAAATTGCTACTGATGCCATCACATCAGATAAAATTGCCCAAGGAGCAATTGGCAATTCAGAAATTTCAAATGGTTCTATTACTCCCGAAAAATTAAATCTCACAGTTCTCACAGACCCAGCAAGTCCAACTGATGGTCAGTTAATTTTTAATACGTTCACAAACGCACCAAAAATTTACAACCAATCTCAAACCAGATGGGAAGAAATTCTAACTCAATCTACAGCTGGAACACTGGTTGGATGGACATTTTTAGCTGCTATTCCAACTTCCATCTCAGCTTTAACAGAAAGAAACACACAAGTATCGCCACAAACTAATGTAAAAGGATATGCTTTTAACGAAAATACATTTATTCCAAAACATGTAATAATTTCAGATGGCGGAAAAATTTCTTCTTCATCAGATTTAGTAAATTGGAGTGCGAGAACTTCAGGAACACCAAATAATTTAAATTCTGTATCATGGGGAGGATCCTTTTTCTTTGTTGGCGGAAATGCTAATACTGTGGTTACTTCATCTAATGGAGATACATGGGTAACTTCATCTGGACCATTTGGTGGTTCTGGAGCTGATATCGTAGCAACTTTTTCAGCAAATGGCGTTCAACTGATAGGAGGAAGTTTTGGTGAAATCGGATCTTCAACTGGATCAACTACTTTTACATCCAGAGTAAGTAATATCGCATCTTCAATTACGTCATTTGCTTATAACAACGGTGTGTTTGTTGTTGGTGGTAGTTCAGGTGAAATTTCATCTTCGATTAATGGCACAACATGGACCCAAAGATTAAATGTTGGTGGATCAAGAAAGGTACATTTACAAGCATTTGGCACTGGATTTATCGCTGTTATAGATGATTTGACAAGCAACGACGTTACGATTAAAACATCCACAAATGGAACTACTTGGACAGATCTAATCATCAATCCTCAAAATTTAACAACCATATCTTCGTTTAGATATTTTCCAGCTACACAAGCATATTTGGTCATGGATTCGGCTGGAAATACTTTAAGATCTGTTAATGGAAAAGACTGGGCGTTTTTCAATCAACCAGTATTTGAATTTGGAACAAGTATTAGCACATTGAATTTTAATTATGTCAGCATAGGTGGAAGTGAGTATTTTGTTATGATGGGAACAAAAAATGTTTCTGGAACTTTATCGCCATATTTTGTGACAGCAACATTCAATACTACAAGTAATCAATTACAATCAAATAAAAATTACATAGTAGACACATCATATGGATTAGTTAGTGCTTCATTACCAGCAAACCCAAATATTGGGGATATTATTAGATTTGCTGATGGTGCTAATACTTGGAGCACTGCTAATGCTGTTATTAATGCTAACAACAAATCATTCTTAGTTAGCACTGGAGTAATTGATAATGCTTTAGTACTTGATTATTCTGGCGCAAGCATTGATGTTGTATGGACAGGTTCATACTGGAGGGTATACTAAAATGTCTATTAACTTAAGTAGTTTAATTAATTCTGGAGGTAGTTCAGGATCAAATATTTACGATTTTCATGCTCTCACAAGAACTGCTGATGGCATGTTAGTTTATACATTAGAAGATACATTATCCGCTGGTGTTATTGATGTACGCAATGAACCAGTTGATAATTTATTTGCTTCATTAAATGAAGATTATGTAGAAGCACTTCCAAATGGAAGAGACAGAAATAATATTAATGGATTTGGTGATTTAAATAATGCGAATGATAAATACCAGCAGTATAGATTTGAAAACAAAAAAGTGAGGTATTTTATTGATGATGATGGTTACATGGTCGCAAGACTTAATGCTAATTACACATACTCAGGACCAAAATAATAGGAAATTAACATGGCAGACTTCAGATTAGGTAGATTAAAATTTAATTGGAGAGGCGCTTGGACTGCTACAACAGCCTACGAAATTGATGATATCGTGAAGTTTGGTGGCAATACATATGTTTGTACTGCTAACCATACATCTGCCGCATCTGAAGCGGCATTTTACACCAATGATATTGGAGCATCTCCAACCAGATGGAATGTCCACGTTCCAGGATACGAAGTAAAGGGAACATGGGCAGCAACCACTTTCTACAAACTAAATGACCTTGTTACTTATGGTAACACGATTTATGTTTGTACAACTCAACACACTTCAGCAAGCACGTTTGATGCTACTAAATTCTCAACGTACTTAGAAGGACTAAAGTTTGAGGATACGTGGTCAAGTACAACAGAATATCAAAAAGGAGATATTGTGGCATATGGTGGATATACTTTCACCTCACTCACCACAAATACCAATATTGCTCCTGGATCAAGTCCCACCGATTGGGGACTTCTTATCAAAGGATTGTTTCCTCAGGGAGCATGGAGTTCGGCAACAGCATATAAGCCTGGTGACGTAGTTCAATATGGTGGTTCTTTATATGTTGCTATCACAGCAAGCACAAATGTAAAACCTTCGTCAGATGTAACAAAGTGGTCTTTCATGCAAACAGGACTCAAGTGGAGAGGAACCTGGAGTGCTGTTACAGATTATAATATCGGTGAAATTGTATTTAAAGGTGCTAGTGCTTGGATAAATATCCAAGAATACACCATTGCCAATGGTGGAGCAAGAGATCCAGAACAAGCACCTGCTTTCTGGGAATTATTTGCTCAGGGTGATAATACCAGTAACGTGACCCAACAAATCGCTGCGGTTAAAGCGGCAGCTCTAACTTATTCGCTAACCTTCGGATTCTAATTTAAAAAGGAGAAAAAACTAAAATGGCAAGAAAATTAGCATTTGACTATTCATTTAATAAAGCTGCCCGTCAGATTATATTAAATGGTAATGTCAACTTTAAGAGATTACTCTTAATCAACAACGCGACTGCTAACATTGTAATTTACAATGTTGGTGATCCTGCTCTAAAAGCAACTTCGGTTACTTATAACACCGCAACAGATCAAACTACTGTTACTTTAAATTATGATACCACTGGTATGAGTGATACCGATGTTCTTCAGATTTTCACTGAAGAAGATGGTGTAGAAATTAAACCAGTAGATACTCTTCTTGATCCCGTATCCAAGTTCCGTGTATCGGAGCCAAACACTCTGATTGATACCGACTTTGAGTATGGTCTACAAGCAACCAAATGGGAAACTTTAGAAAGAGTAAATAATATCCCTGGATATTATTCAATTACTGGCGATACTCCTCTAACAAATATTGCCGACGTTACGACCAACGGTAGTAGAGTTGTTACTGTTACTTGTACTTCACCACATGGTCTAACAACAGGTATTCCTATTGATGTTCGTGGTCTCGATAGTATTACGGCAGAAGGTACTTTCCTTGTTCGTAAGACAACCGACCTTACATTTACATACGAAACAAGAACTGTTCAGCCTGGTTCTCCTTCAGTTCCTGTAAGCATTAATACTGCTTATGTAACCATCACGACTGGTCGTTTCTACGTTCAGTCACAAATTCCTTTTGACAATAGTATTTCTGTTGATGAAGGACCAGTTGTTACAAATGGCGCTTCTTTAAGTGAATTAACTGTAACAACTCCATATAAGCATGGATTTAAAGTAGGTTCTCCTTTCTACCTAACAAATACTCTATCCAACACCAAAATATCGTTCTCAGCTGGTTCTATTACTTCTGGCGGTAATGTCGAAGATAGAATTTCATATGGTCTTGATACTGGCGACTTCAATCCCTACGAGCCATTCCACGCAGGAACATATCTTCGTGTAATTGACGCAGCTACATCAATTTCTGTAGTTAATGACACCATCACAATTCCAAATCACGGATTAGTGACTGGTGATCCTATCACTTATCTTGGTTCTACTGGTTCCCACCCAACAATCAACGTCATCTCTGGTGGTCGTTTTCCTGTTGCCGCTGGTCAATTACCAATTTACAACAATGGTACTGGAGCAGCTGCTTCAGCATTCTTCTATGTTAGTGTTATTGATGGAGATACTTTTAGATTAGCAACAAACCCACAAAACGCTTACAATGGTGATGTACTTGTTGATTTCAACGCTGCTGGTACTGGCAACCTAACATTTTCTCTGTTTAATAGCAGAGGATATGACATTCAAGATAATATTTCGACAATTCAAGTTGTAAATAATCAATCTGAAATTAAAGTTACTTTCAACGGAAGAACTAATAAGCAAATGGGCGTATACCCAGAGCGTCAGATTACTTTAAGTGGTACTGGAGTTACTGGTCTTGATGGTGTTTATGTAGTAAAAGCAACTCCTGTTACTGCTGGATTTTTAAATCAAAACTGGAGAGAAACTGATAGTTTCTTCATCATGGAAGGACCATCAAATAGCACTGGTGCTGCTTTCACAAATCAGACTATTGCCTCCACGACATTCTCTCTATCTGGCACAGCAGCTTCCACAAACACTCTATTGAGAACTAAAATATTTGAAAATACTTTTAGTCCAACGATTACCGCTGCTTCTGGTGCTACTCTAACAGTAAATACACTATCAAATCTTGGAGATGGTGATCTTCCAACTCGTGTTGGTTCTGTTGTTAGATTCACTAATGCTGGTTCATTGACTGGAGTAACTACTAATACAAATTATTTTGTATCTGCTGTAACTTCAACATCCATCACTCTATCCTCAACAAACCCATCTCTGTCAACAACTCCCGTAACATTTGGCGGTACTGTTGGCGCAGCTGCTATTAAAGTGTTTGGTTCTGGCATTCGTACTCAAGTACATGATGCTGCTTCTTCGTGGTTGAATCACAATCGCGTTTCAATTCATGATTGGGCGTCTATCACATCGAAAATGTTTACCCGTGAATGTGTCTCATCTAATAGAATTTTCATTAAAAATCATGGTTTAGTTTCTGGTGTTCCTGTAATGTATGTTGGTGGTGGTAATACATGGACTGGGGGTTCAAACCCACCTGTAGAATCAGCCAGCGCGACAGCAATCTACTTTATTGAACCAGTTAACAAAGACGAACTTGAACTAAGAATTTCAGAAACTGTTGCTGGTCCTGGTCCCTATTCTGGTTCCACTTCCGCAACAAGAATTGATTTTTCCACGGCTAATACTTGGGCAGGTGGAGTTTATCAACTTCATCCTGGATTTACTATTGATACTTTCTCTGATGCTGCTGGTGGTGCTGCGGGTGGTCGTGACCGTGTTATCGGCGCATATGCTAATTTACCTGCCTACATGACAGAGAAAGCAGAGATTATTCTTAAGCTCGGTACTGGTTCAACAATGCCAGGCGGAGTAACAGAGACTCCAAATACATATGCTTCATATCAGAAGTACTATGCCAGAACATTAATTAATACTGGTCCTCTATCATCAAGATCGGAATTCTCTATCACTTTAGCAGAAACTGGTTCCCCAATTAACTTTACAACAAACAGAACTGTTGGTGCTGGTCGTTTCTTCTGTGCTCGTATTGCTGAGAATAGATTCTCTAATAGTTTCTATCTACCAAATCATGGTGGTATAACTGGCCAAAGAACATCATATAGTATTTCTGGTTCCTTTACTAATGGCACCACTGATACACAAGGGGTATTCCCAGGAACTGCTGGATTCCCTGGTCCACTGTTTGATTATGTTCAGGATGTAACTGGTGTTAACTGGCCAAGAGTTACCATGACAATGACTCAAAATACTGCTCAAATTCAAGGATTAAGCAATACACGTTATTTCATGGTCCCTGTTACTGATGATATTTTCAAAGTTCAGTTGTACAGTACTGCCGCTGGCGTACTACCATCTGGTCAACCAACTGTCCAAATGTCAATCACAGGAACTGCGTCTCAAGCGACTACTTCTGTTTCGGGACCATTTGGAACAACCAAAGTAAAATTTGCTAACACAACAGTTGCTAACCAATTTGGTAATAGAATTTTCCTACCAATTGAGCAGCAAACATTAGTTGAAGGTGACGTTGTTCGTTACGAATCAACAGGTTCATCTGAAGTTGGTAGCGCATATGTTGGCGCTCCTGGTCTCGTAAATGGTAACTTATTTACTGTAAGAAACGTTAGTGATTTTACCCCACTTTCCACTGGATTCTTTACCACAATTTTCCATGATGCTGATGCTACCGTATTGACATTGAATACAAGTATTGGTTCTGCTATTCAACCAGGAAATACACTTTGGACAGGTTCTTATCTAAATGAAAGAATGCTTGTAACCGCCGTAAGTGGAAATACTGTTACTGTAGTAAGAGGATTTGGTGGAACTACTCCAACACAAATCCCTCACGAAATTACGTTATACCGTATTAATGGTAGTTTCCAACTACAAGTTAGAGATACAGCAACTCCTCGTTCATTTGCTGTTGGTTTTGGTAGCACAAGTGAACCAAACAACTGGTGGACATTAACAAACCATGGTCTAAGAATTGGAGAAACAGTTGCTATTTCTGCTTTCTCAACTGGCGGTTCTATTAATAACACTATCATCAACACTTCTCAAGCAGCAAACGCTCAACTTTATTTTGCTATTCCTATTGATGCTAATACTTTCCAGTTAGCGCATTCAAGAGCTGCTGCTTTTGCTGGATTCCCAATTGATATTACAGCTCCAGGTACTGGTGGTAGCTGGTCATTTGTACAATACTATGATTCCGTTCCTCTTGCTTCTTCTGCCAGTGGAACTCACACTTTAGTCAATGTTTCTTCAACTGGAACAATTGATGGTGGTTATGATGCTTCTGCTGTATCAGATTACAAGATGACTTTTGCTCCTGGAAGAAATATTTCATCAAGAAGTATTATCTTTGATCCATCAAAGAATGTTGATTTGAAGAATGGAACATTCCTCTATCAAAACCATGGATTTACAACTGGAACGAGAGTTGTTTATTCGAAGAATGGTAACAGTTTTGAAATTGGTAGATCTTCTGGAAATACTCACCCAAGACAAGGATACAGTGCTTTGTATGATTTACAAATCACTAATATTACTTCAACTGGAACTCAAGTAACATATAATTTCGGCACTCTTCCATCATCACCTTTTGATATTGTTCCAAATCAAACTGTAACTATTTCTGGAGTCACTGTTGGTGGTTCCACAAACAATGGATATAATGGAACATTTAAAGTTATTTCTTCTACTGTTTCTTCTGTTACTGTAGCTAACACAACAACTGGTGGATCTCCTGCTGGAACTTCTTTTGTTTCTGGAACATATTATGCTATTCGTAGAAATTTAGATCTATTTGAATTAGCATATACAAAGGACGATGCTATTAAAGGAATTGCTATCAGAAATTATTCCACATCTGGAACAATTAACGCTGGTCATACTTTAACAACTTCTCAGGTAACTGGTGAGTCGTTAGGTAATGGTCTTGCTACTATTGTTGCGAGAGATATTATTGTTAATGGTTCTTCCGCTTCCGTTATTTTATCTGCTTCTGATAGAATCGTATTAAGCAGTCACGGATTTGTAACTGGTGACCGTGTAATTTATCAGGTATGGGGTAACGGTAGACAAATTAATGGTCTTGTTTCTGGTAGACAATATTTTGTAAACAATACTCAAAATCTCTCGGCTGTACAGAGAGGTGGTGCTGCCTCTGGTCAATCCACAAACCAGTTCTCACTTCATAATACTTGGTTGGGTGCTTACACAAATACCGACCTTGTTGATATTCTTGGTGTTGGTACAAGTACTCTACACCAGTTTAAAGTAACCAACCCAACTTTGAGAGGAACAACTTTCAAAGGAGACTGGAATGCTTCTGATAACTATCTCTATGGTGATGTAGTTCTATACAGAAATAGTTACTACATGTCGGTTGTAGGTGCTACCCCACCTGGATCAACGACATTCACAGCAAACAGCAACCAACCACCAGTACAAGATAGTGACGGTAGAGCAAACATTAACTGGATGCTACTTCCACCACTACCTTCATATTCTACAAGATTCCTTGCTCAATACAGAGGTGGAGATAGTATCAAACTATCTAACAGAATGCCAGTTAAGACTCTTGTTTTCTCTGGTACTGTTGCTGGTTCAAACGCATTGACCAGTACATCCACTGGTATATTCAATATTAGTGGTCATGGATTATCAACTGGTGATGCTATCATGTATAAATTGGATGCTCAGGGTGGATGGCACCAAGCTACTAACGGTAACTGGCAGGAGTATGTCTCTCAGTTACCACAACAGCCATACGCTGGTATGACTGTTAATACAATTTACTACGTTAACGTAATCAATGATAATGATTTTACTATTCACACTTCTCCATCTGGAGCATTTATTGGGGGTTCAACTGGTGCTGGTGTAGACCAAGTTATTCCAACCGCAAGTGGAACTGGTTCGACACATAGGTTCGAAAAAGTAGAGGGTTTTGTATTTGATATGCAAGTAATTGCTATCAATAATGACGCTGATATGGTTGTTACTGATCCATACCCAACCCGTCAAATTATTTTCAACCCACAATCAACTACCAACACTGTATCTGGTTTAGCAATTCCTGTTGTCTCAACAGAAAGAAGCGAAATTTACATTCCAAATCATGGTCTAAACACTGGGGTTAAAGTTTACTATTCGAACGGATTTGGTATCGGTAATGCTATTGGTGGTTTAACTGATGGTCAAACTTATTATGTAATTAAGATCAATGAGGATGTAATTCGTCTTGCTGCCAACTTGAGCAACGCTCTAACCATGCAGCGTATTACACTTACTTCAACTGGTGCTGGTTTTAACCATTATTTGGTTGCTGCTACTTATTGTGGTAGTTCATACATTCGTTACCAATCTGGTGGTGCCTTATCTGCTGATAACGTTCTTACCAATGCTAATTATTACTTAAACCAGAATACCTCAAACATTCGTGATGGTGTTCTACAGGCACTTCCATTCATTTACGAAACTCAAATGTTCGTAAGACCAGACTGCTTGAACCTACACAGATCATTTGATGGTGGTGTTGAAATCTCCGCAGCAAAAGCTCCTGGAGTAAACATTGTAAGACAAACCAGAAGATACTTCCGTTATCAGTCAGGTAAAGGTCTACAGTATTCAACTGGTATTAACTTCAGTCCTTCAATTGATGTTTCAAGCATCAATCATGACGGAACTCAATTCGCCACAGTTGTTACAAGAAAACCACATAAGTTAGTTGCTGGCAACAAAATTATCATCGAAGATGTAACTGTAACCAGTGGTGTTGCTACACCATACACAACTCCTTCAAATGGTCAATTCTTCACAGTCAATAATGTTATTGATGAATTTACATTCCGTTATGCTACAAATGGCGTTCCTGCTGATGTAAATCCTGCTGGATTCCCTGCTCTATTCCTTTATGAGTGGGCAGATGCCAAGGTTCGTGCTGGTATGTTTGATGACCAAAATGGTATGTTCTTTGAATATGATGGTCAAGATCTCTATTGTGTAAGAAGAAATGCTACCGCGCAAATGGCGGGAACTGTTTCGTGTGCGTTCAAATCTAATGCTATTGTCGGAACTGGCACCAAATTCACTAAGCAATTAGTTGTTGGTGACTACGTTGCTGTTCGTGGTATGACTTATAAAGTCACTGCTGTTGATTCCGACACCTCGATTCACATTTCTCCTTCATACAGAGGAACTACGAGATCAAAAATTATTATGTCTAAGGTTCGTGATCTCAAGGTGCCTCAATCACAGTGGAATATTGACAAGTGTGATGGTAATGGCGTAACTGGATTCAAACTTGATATCCACCGTCAGCAAATGGCATACATGGATTACTCATGGTATGGTGCTGGTAAGGTTCGCTTTGGATTCAAAGATCAAGATGGTATCGTAACTTATGTTCATGAGTTTGTTCACAACAACCACGAGAATGAAGCTTACCTCCGTTCTGGTAACCTACCTGCTCGTTATGAAGTTGAGAACGGTAATAATCCAACTTATGCTCCATCACTCTATCACTGGGGTGCTTCGGTAATCATGGATGGTAAATTTGAGGATGATAAGGCATACCTCTTCACGGTTGCTTCTGGTTCAGTTGGTTCAGATACTGTCAGTATTTCTGGCAACCTATCTGGTACTGCCGTTCCTATCCTTTCAATCCGCCTTGCTCCATCTGTCGCAAGTTCTCTTGTCGGTCCTCTTGGAGAAAGAGACCTTATTAACCGAATGATTCTAAAGATGAATTCCTGTGGTATTGTTTGTACTCCAGAAGTTGCTGATCAAACAACGGGTGTTTTAAATACAACCGTAACAGCAACCAGAAGAGATGCTTCTTCGGTTCGTCTAATGGTAACTTGTCTCAAGCTGCTTACTTCACTAACTATGGTGCTCCTTCACTATGTCAAATTATTAAGCACACTGGTCAAGTAGCTGATACAATCACAGGTGGTGTATCCATCTTCGAATTCCGTGCTGCTGCTGGTGCTCCTTCAGTTCAAGAACTGGGTGAACTGGTTGAAATGGGTAACAGCATCCTTGGTGGCGATTATGTATTCCCGAATGGTCCTGATGTTCTAACACTCGCTGTTGTTACGACAATTCCATTCTTGAATACTCAGCTCCCTGGTGCTGGTGCTAACGAAAGAGGTCGTACCGCAGTTACTGCTCGTATCTCCTGGACTGAATCACAAGCCTGATTCATTTCCAACATACTTGAAGGAGGGGGGGCAACCCCCTCTTTTTTTATAAATATCTTTAGGAAATAAATATAGGACTGGTAAATGTCGGTGTCAAAACCAGCAACAAGAACTGAATTAAAAAATTATTGCCTACGAAAACTTGGAGCACCTGTTTTAGAAATCAATGTTGCGGATCAACAAATAGAAGATTGTATTGATGATGCTCTACAGTATTTTCATGAGCGTCATTTTGACGGTTCGGAAAGAATGTATTTAAAGCATAAGTTAACTGCTGATGATGTAACGCGCTTCCAAGAATCTGACGAACTCTCAAACACCTCAGCACCTGACGAAGCTACATGGGAGAACAGAAAAAACTTTATTGAGATACCAGATCATGTGTTTGGTATCTCAAGGGTATTTGGAGTATCATCCAACTTCCTCAGAAACGATTTGTTTGGTCTATCAAACCAGTATTACCTCATGGATTTGTTTGCCATCTCATCAGGTGGAACATTTTCCTATGGTAACTTTGACATGACAAACTACTATATGATTAAACAGTATTTCGAAACCCTCGACATGGTTATTAATACTGGTGCTTTTGTAGAGTATCGTTTCAATAAAAGACAAGATAGACTCTATATTGACATTGATGTAAATCGTGTCAAGGAAGATGCTTATCTTCTTATTGACTGCTATCGTGCTTTAGATCCAAATGTGTTCACTCAAATCTGGGATGACTTTTGGATGAAGAGATATGTTACTGCTCTCATCAAGCGTCAGTGGGGTCAGAACTTAATCAAGTTTAACAACGTTCAGTTACCTGGCGGTGTATCATACAACGGTCGTCAAATCTATGAAGATGCTCTCAGAGAGATTGATGAAATTGAAAGCAAGATGATTTCTGATTATGAACTACCACCATTAGATATGATCGGATAATGGCAAAAAGTCAATACTTCACCCAATTCGGTGGAACATCTAACGAACAAGATTTAATTCAAGATCTTGTAGACGAGCAGATTAAATTGTTCGGGCAGGATGTTATCTATGTGCCAAAAACAATGTTAATTGATAGAACTTTAAATGATGTGATCCTTTCTAAATTTGAAGATAAAGTAACAATTGAAATGATGCTAATCAATGTAGAAGGATTTGGTGGATCTGGTGCTGTCGCAATGTCCAAGTTTGGTCTACGATTGAGCGATGAGATTACATATGCTGTATCTAAAAGAAGATGGATTAATTATGTAGAAACAGAGATTGATACTAGAGTTCCAAACAGACCAAACGAAGGCGATCTTCTTTATGTGCCAATGACAAAAAATCTTTATGAAATTAAATTCGTAGAAAGAGAAGTTCCTTTCTATCAGTTGGGGAAAAATTATATTTTTTCTATGACTTGTGAACTTATCGAGAATGCTGACAATTACTTCAACACAGGTGATCCTGAGATTGATGATCTCACACAAGAATCCCATGTATTCCCTGTAACAGTAAAGGTTGGTGGCACAGGAACATATGTTGTTGGAGAAGAAGTTAGACAGACTTATACTGTTGGAGGAGTACCAACAATTACTAAAGCAACAGTTGCCGAATGGGTTGCTGCTACTCGTAAACTGAGATTAACATATATAAATGGTGATTTACAACAAAATGTTGTTTTAATTGGGCAAACAAGTAACGCATCATGGATTGTAGATACTTTCTCCACTATTGATTTTGAAATTGACAATTATGACAATGCCGAGAATAAGTGGTATGAAGATAAAGCTAATTTAATTATTGATTTTAACGAGGACAATCCTTTTGGTGAATATGGAGATATGGGAGTATTCTAATGTTAGGAAATCATTTTTATCACGAAATTATTAAAAAAAATGTAAAAGCATTTGGAACTATTTTCAACAACATTCAAGTTGAAAAGAGAGATCCAGATACTAACGCAGTAATTCGTCAAGAAAAAGTTGCTCTTGCTTATGGTCCCAAGAGTAAATTCCTTGCTCGTCTAGATCAAGATCCAAGCACAGAGCGCAAAGTAAGTATTACAATGCCTCGCATCTCTTTTGAGATGACTAGTATAACCTACGATCCTTCAAGGAAAACTTCCCCAATTCAAAAGTATTTAAAAAAGGCAGATGCTGATTCAGTAAGTGTTCAGTATATGCCTGTTCCATATAATCTTGAATTTGAACTTGGTATTTTATCAAAGAATCAAGATGACGCTCTACAAATTCTTGAGCAAATTCTACCATACTTTCAACCATCTTTCAACGTCACAGTAAATCTAATTCCTGAGATGGATGAAAAAAAAGATTTACCAATTATTTTAAACAATATTAGTTACGAGGATGATTATGAAGATGATATGATGCGTAGAAGAGCTATCATTTATACATTGTCGTTCACATTAAAAACTTACTTATATGGTCCAGTCACAGATTCCCAAATCATTCGCAAGGCGACAGTATTTGAAAGTCTTGGCGATTTCCAAGAACATAGGAGAGCAGTTCGTTACGATGTAACACCAAAAGCTCTTTCGGATCAAGACGCAGATGGTGATGTTGATGTAGCAGATGATGCGCTTCTAATGCCAGACGATGACTTTGGATTTAACGAGGGAATTACACTACTATGAGTAAATTTGAAGACAACATGGAAGAAATTTTTGACATAACACCGATTGAAGAAACAACTGAAATGATCACACAAGCAAATAGCGAAATTAGCATTGATGCCAACAAAGATTATGAATATACCAGAGGGCAGTTATACACTCTCATATCACAGGGTCAGGAGGCGGTACAAGGTGCCTTAGAGGTTGCTCAGGAGTCGGGGCACCCTAGAGCGTATGAGGTTGCTGTGAACGCTATGAAGCAGGTCTCAGACATGACAGACAAACTGATTGACCTTCAGCACAAGATGAAAAATCTTGGCAAAGAAGACAAAAAATCAACACCAACTACTGTCAATAATACAATGTTTATTGGCACAACGGCAGATCTTCAAAAGATGATTAAAGATGCCGCCAAGAATAAATAGAAAATAAACGGAATAATACAATGCTCATTAAAGTATTGGCGGCGGAAACAACGCTCACCTCAGCTACTAATGTTGATTCAGCAACTGTTGTTAGAGTTATTAATACCAGCACAGCAGCGGTAGTAACTCGTAAGGATTCTGCTGGCGCTACGATTGGTAGTTTCACAATGGCGGCAAATGAAGTTGCTTATGTTGAAAAAGATTCTACAGACACACTAGAAGGAGGCGCGGCATTTAAAGCAGCTAAAGTCGCGTATTCAATCTGATGGCACAGTATAGTAAGCATTACGAAGATTTCCTACCACAGGAAAAAACAAACTTTGAGGTAGTCATGATTGCCGACGCAAACGGCAATGTGGGGCCTGGTAGTTCTGGTGCTTCTGTATCTTTTAGTGAAACAGCAGTAGATGCTTTTGGTCGTCTCAAAGTTACTGAATCATTTACTCTGGGTGATTACAAACACCTTTATGCTATTGACCCAAACTTTCTTGATAACTTAACTAATGGCGGCACAGCAACATATAATATCAATAAGGCTTGTGCTACTTTAGCAACCACATCAAACACCACTTCTCGTGTTGTTCACCAAACTAAGTTTTATCATCATTACCAGCCTGGTAAGTCACAGATGATTTACAGTTCGGTATGTTTTGGTTATGCTCAACAGAATGTAACCAAAAGAACTGGATACTACGATGATAGAGATGGTATCTATTTTGAGCAAGTTGGTGATGCTACTGCCAACGGAACAACCAATGGCACTCTAAACTTTGTTGTTCGTTCTTATGTTAGTGGCACTGCTAGCGAAGCAACATCAGGAACTTACAAAAGAAGAGTTCCACAATCAGAATGGAACATTGATAAGTGTGATGGAACTGGTGTTTCTGGTTTCAACATCAATACTTCAAAAACACAACTAGTTTATATTGACTTCCAATGGTTGGGAGTTGGTAGAGTTCGTTGTGGTTTTGTTCATAATGGGCAACTTATTTTAGCACACCAATATTATTGTTCTAATGAACTTGATGAAGTTTATATCGCAAATCCTAATCTACCAGTAAGATGTGAGATACTAAACACAGGTACAACATCTGGTGGTTCATTTGATCAGATTTGTTCCACTGTTATGTCAGAAGGTGGATATGTTGAAAGTGGTATTGACTTCATGTATATGATGACGACATCTAGGTCAGTTGTTGGTGGTGCTACTCTACCAGTATTGGCAATTCGTTTGAAAAATACATTTCAATCTTACCCCAACAGAATTTCGGTTAGGTTAAATAATATTTCTTTGTATCCTTCTGGAGAAACATTTTCATTCCAAATTGTTAAATTACCAAGTCAATCAAACTTGACTGGCACACTTAATTGGACCGATGTTGATACCAATAGTGGCGTTCAATATTCAGTTGGTGCTACTGGTTATACAGTAGGAAGTGGTGATGCTTTATTTGGTGGTTTTGTAACTGCTGGTTCGTCACAGAACTCTTTGTCGTCTGCTTCGACAGGTTCTATTTCTGCTGCCAAGAAAAACATTATTGTTCAAAATTTTGACTCTACTTCATCAGAAGTATATGTTGTGTTAGCAACAAATATTGGTAATAACTCTGGAACAATTAGAGCAGCACTTCAATGGAGGGAGATTTACTAATGAAAAAGAAAGTTCCCACAGAAAAAGAAATCGCCAAGAAGCATGGTGTGTCTGTTGAAACTATTATCAAACAGGCAGAAGTTGGTTCTACTGTAGAGCGAGAGCATGTCACTACACACGAAGAAGCATATGGTATTGCTCTCCAGCATTTAGATGAATTCCCAGATTACTATACTCACTTACTTAAGATGGAAAAAGAACTAAAAGCACAACACAAAAAGAAAAGAACCGTCAAAGAAATGCGTGAGATTTGTGAGAATCACATCGCTGTTGCTATGGGCAAAGAGATTGATGACGAAGGTGGAATGATTATGAGTCAACTTGATACGATCGAAGATGCTGTTAACCGTCTTCGTTTGATTGTTCAAGATCCAAAGATGCAACTACCTGGATGGGTTCAATCTAAGGTCACGCTCGCTGCTGATTATATTGATACCGCTGCTGATTATATGAGCAGCAAGAATGAAGAGTATGTTGCTGAGGGAGCTGCTTGGACAAAAAAGTCTGGTAAAAATTCAGAGGGTGGTCTGAATGAAAAAGGCAGAAAATCTTACGAACGTGAGAATCCTGGAAGCGACCTTAAGGCACCTTCAAAAAAGGTTGGAAATCCCCGCAGGGCGTCATTCTGTGCCAGAATGAAAGGCATGAAAAAGAAACTAACTTCAAAGAAAACAGCAAGAGATCCAGATTCACGTATCAATAAGTCATTAAGAGCTTGGAATTGCTGACACAAATATGTGTCATTTGTAACTTGACAAACATACATTTACCTATATAATAGCATTACCGTCTCATGGTAAGACTTATGGATACCAAAACCTGCCCTAAGTGTGGGGCGTGCTGGATTGGAGGACAACACTTCTGGGCTGGCACAAATAAGAAGGGAAACGAAACTGAACTCGCTTCTTTAGTTTGTGATAAATTTGGAGATGATACTTGTATCAACCCAGCACAGGGAACCACCAAAGGCGATGGGTGGGAAAAAAGATTAAATAGTATGGACGATATAGAAAAGGATATTAAACGAGCAAATGAGTGACGCAGTATATCTTGGTAATCCTAATTTAAAGAAAGCTAATACCGCCATTAGTTTTACAAAAGAACAAGTAGAAGAGTTCATCAAATGTAAAGATGATCCAGTTTACTTCGCAAAAAACTATGTAAAGATCATCTCACTCGATGAAGGTCTTGTTCCCTTTGAGATGTATGATTTTCAAGAGAAACTTATTGAAAATTTTCACAATCATAGATTTAATATTGCGAAACTTCCAAGACAGACTGGTAAATCTACCACTGTTATTTCATACCTACTTCATTACGCAGTATTCAACGACAATATTAAGATTGCTATTCTAGCAAACAAAGCAGAAACGTCAAGAGAACTTCTGTCTCGTTTACAGTTAGCATATGAAAATCTGCCCAAGTGGATGCAGCAAGGCATTGTAGCATGGAACAAAGGTTCCATGGAACTTGATAATGGTTCCAAGATTATTGCTGCTTCCACATCATCATCTGCTGTTCGAGGAAACTCTTTCAACATCATCTTCCTTGACGAGTTTGCGTTCGTTCCTAACCATATGGCGGAACAGTTCTTCTCGTCTGTATATCCTACTATCTCGTCTGGTAAAACAACAAAAGTTATTATCATTTCTACCCCACAGGGTATGAACATGTTCTACAAGCTGTGGCACGACGCAGAGCGCGGTAGGAACGGATATGTGCCACTTGAAGTTCACTGGAGCGCAGTTCCTGGTAGAGATGAGAAGTGGAAAGAAGAGACGATCAGGAACACCTCTGAGAGGCAGTTCACACAAGAGTTTGAATGTGAGTTCCTTGGATCGGTTGATACTTTGATCTCAGCGTCTAAGTTACGCTCGATGGTATTCGAAGATCCTATACAAGATAATAGTAAAGGATTAAAGGTATACGAGGAAGCAAAACCAGATCACGATTATATCATGACGGTTGACGTATCGCGGGGAACCAACAATGATTACTCTGCTTTTGTTGTATTTGATATCACCACACTACCTTGGAAGGTTGTTGCTAAATATCGAAATAACGAAATCAAACCTATCCTGTTTCCCAACATTATCGAACAGGTTGCCAAGAACTACAATAAAGCATACATCTTAGCGGAAGTCAATGATATTGGAGAACAGGTAACAAACATTCTCCATTATGATTTGGAGTATCCAAACATTTTGATGTGTGCCATGCGTGGTAGAGCAGGTCAAATTGTAGGTCAGGGATTTTCTGGCACCAAATCTCAACTTGGTCTAAAGATGTCAAAAGTTACTAAGAAGGTTGGATGTTCTAACTTAAAGACATTGATCGAAGATGATAAACTCCTAATCTCAGACTACGAAATCATCAGTGAGCTTACCACATTCATTCAGAAGAATCAATCTTTCGAAGCTGATGATGGATACAACGATGACCTTGTGATGTGTCTAGTTCTATTCTCGTGGTTAGCGGTTCAACCTTACTTTAGGGAGATGACTGATAACGATGTTCGTAAACGCATCTACGAAGAACAGAAGAATCAAATCGAACAAGACATGGCACCGTTTGGATTTGTATCTGATGGTATTACAGATGCCGAAGAAAAATTTATTGATGAAGACGGAAACGTTTGGTACACCGATGGGTATGGCAATCCTTTTTCAGACGTAGAATACATGCTAGGGTTCTAATGGATTTAGAAGACGAATTTTCACTAGAACATTTATTGTTTAGAGAAAGAACGTGTAGGGTCTGTGGAGAGACAAAAGACCTCATGACAGATTACTATGTTATTAGAAAATCAAAAAAATATTTACCTTCTTCGTATTCATACGAATGTAAACAATGTACCATAAAAAGAATTATGGCAAAACGTGTGGTCAAACCACCTAAATTATGGGAATATCCTGACTGGTAAATTGTTCATGCGTTGTTTCCCCAATGAAGATACTCATTTTAATAAATATTTGTAGTTAAAAAATGAACTACTTCACGAGGAGACAAACATGGCAGGTCAAGTATCACCTGGAATTGTTCTAAGAGAACGTGATTTAACCAATCAAACAGTTGTGAATCAACAAGGAAATGTTGCTGCTCTGGTTGGTAGCTTTGCTCAGGGTCCAGTAGGATCAATTGTCGGCATTGCTTCAGAAAGAGAATTATTAGAAACATTCGGTGCCCCTAACGCAAACAATTACGAGGATTGGTTTGTATCTCAATCCTTCCTTTCATACGGTGGTCAATTAAATGTCGTAAGAATTGAAGACAGTGCTTTAAAAAATGCTTGCGACGATACAACTGCAACACCAGTTCTTATCAAAGATACAGACGCATTTGAAGCAGCTTTTAGTACATATGATTTTAAATTTGCTGCTAGAACAGCAGGAACTTGGGCAAATGGTCTCAAGATTGCTATTGTAGATGGTGGCGTTACTAACTACGCAACAGCAACTATTTACGGCACGGTTCTTTGGAGCACAATTGCTCTTGATCCAGGTGGAGCTGATGATCTTCACATCGCGGTTCTAGATGCTAACAACAACATTTTAGAAACATTTTTATATGTTTCTCGCGTATCAACCGCAAAAGATTCGCAGGGTGGTTCAATTTTTTATAAGAACGTAATCAATTCTCGTTCAAAATACATTTATGCTGGACCAGAAAATGCAGCTGCTGGAGAATCCGACGTAGTTCTTTCTGGTGGTATTGATGCTTACACTACAACAGTTGCCAACATCACAGCAGCTTATGATCTTTTCGATGACACAGAAAATATTTCAATTGATTTTATTCTCACTGGTGGTAATCTTGCCGTAGAAGCAGACCAAATCACAAAAGCACAAAAAGTTATTACGCTTGCTGGTTCCAGAAAAGATTGTATTGCTTTTGTTTCACCCCACAGTGGAATGCTTTCACTCTCCACTAGTTCAGCGAAAAGGGATGATATCATCACTTTCTTCGACGGTGTGGGTAGCAGCAGTTCATACGCTGTGTTTGATAGTGGATACAAGTATCTCTATGATAAGTATAATGACGTTTATCGTTACATTCCATGTAATGGAGACGTTGCTGGTCTCTGCGTAGAGACTTCCGCCACTTTAGAAGATTGGTTCTCTCCCGCTGGTGTTAGCAGAGGTAACATTAAAAATGTTGTAAAACTTGCCTTTGCTCCATCAAAAGCAGACAGGGATAAATTATATCTTAAGAGAATTAATCCAATTGCTACATTCCCAGGTCAGGGAACTGTTCTGTTTGGTGATAAAACTGCTTTAGCAACTCCAAGTGCTTTCGACAGAATTAATGTTCGTCGTCTTTTCCTTGCTATAGAGAAAAGAATTGGTCAACTAGCAAGAACTGTAATGTTTGAACTTAATGATGAAACGACCAGAACTTCTTTCTATTCCGCAGCAGCTTCATATCTTTCTGAAGTTCAGGCAAAAAGAGGTCTCACAGATTATCTTGTAGTATGTGATTCTACAAACAACACCCCAGATGTAATTGATAGAAACGAATTTGTTGCTGAACTTTATATTAAACCAACACGTTCAATTAACTTCATCACGATTACTTTTGTTGCTACCAGATCTGGTGTAGAGTTTTCAGAAGTAGTTAGATCAGTCGCTTGATATTTAAAAACTAATTACGAGGTAAACAAACAATGACCATCAAAAGTAACGTTAAAGATTTTCTCAATACTATTAAGCAAGGCGTAAGACCTAATTTATTCCTTGTTGATATTGTGTTTCCTAATTCAGCTGGATTGCCAGCTGGTTCTAGCGAAGATGGAAAACTAGTCAACATTCTGTGTAAGTCTGCTGCTCTTCCTGCTTCCAACCTAGGTGTAATTGAAGTTCCTTTCCGTGGAAGAACTGTAAAAATTGCTGGTGACAGAACATTTGATACTTGGACAGCAACATTTATTAATGATAAAGATTTCAAGATTCGTCATTACATGGAATCTTGGATGGCGAAGATTAATTCTCACGAAGGAAATAGAGCACAGTTGATTGTTCCTGAGTTTTCAACAGGATATACTGCCGATCTTCACGTAAAACAACTTGAGAGAGATAGCAGCGAAACTGGATCAGTTATTAGAGAATATACTCTTTGGGGTTGTTTCCCAACTAACATTTCTCAAATTGATCTTGCCTACGATAGCAATGATCAGATTGAAGACTTTACAGTTGAATTCCAACTTCAGTACTGGGAAGTTGAAAATGGAAGAAAGGGTAGATCACCAGGCGGAATTGAAGATTGATAAATAACTAGAGTAAGTGATATAACTTTAAACATGAGTCAGTTATTTGGATTCTCAATTAAATCTAAACAGGAGGAGCTGAGAGGTCAATCTCCAGTTCCTCCTAACGCAGATGATTCGGTAACCACCGTAGCTGGTGGTTATTTTGGTTCGTATGTAGATATAGACGGTATAGCGCGTAATGAGTTTGATCTCATTAGGCGCTATCGTGATATGGCGATGCATCCAGAGGTTGACTCTGCGATTGACGAAATTGTGAATGAAGCAATTAATTCAAGTTTAGATGATTCTCCAGTTCAAATAGAACTTTCTAATCTCGAAGTAAGCGAATCAATAAAGAAAAAAATTCGTGAAGAATTTGATTACATCAAAAGACTTCTTGCTTTTGATACTAGAGCACATGAAATTTTTAGAACTTGGTATGTAGATGGTAGAATGTTTTATCACAAAGTAATTGATTTAGCAAATCCTAAGGCTGGTATTACTGAACTCAGATACATAGATCCGTTAAAAATTAAAAAGGTACGAGTTCAAAATAAAGATCCAAAATTAAGCACTGTCACTGCTAACGCTACGGTGATGGATGGAGCAGCAAGATATGATTTTGGAGACTATGTAGAATTCTACATGTATAATCCTAGAGGTTTTATTGCTTCTTCTTTTGATACCAACAATGTGGGTACTGGTGTTAGAATCGCAAATGATGCTATAACTTTTATTACCTCTGGCATTCAAGATTATAACAAAAAGATGACCTTGAGTTTCCTTCACAAATCCATCAAGGCACTCAACCAGTTACGCATGATTGAAGATGCGCTGGTTATCTACAGACTCTCACGCGCACCAGAACGCAGAATTTTCTACATTGATGTTGGCAATCTACCCAAAGTAAAAGCAGAGCAATATCTCAGAGAGGTAATGGCACGTTACCGCAACAAACTTGTATACGATGCTGCCACTGGAGAAATCCGCGATGACAAAAAGCATATGAGTATGCTTGAAGATTTCTGGCTACCTCGCCGCGAAGGTGGTAGAGGAACTGAGATCACTACTCTTCCTGGTGGTCAAAATCTTGGCGAACTTAAAGATGTTGAATACTTCAAAAAGAAATTATACAACTCCCTCAATCTCCCGCCATCACGTTTAGATGACGCCAATCAAGGATTTTCTCTAGGTCGTTCATCAGAAATTCTTCGTGATGAGCTTAAATTTGCGAAGTGGATTGCGAGACTTCGTAAAAAATTCAGTGGATTATTCCACGATATGTTAAAAACTCAACTGATTCTAAAGGGAATTATTGCTCCCGAAGATTGGGAAGAGATGCAAGAACATATTCAATATGATTATCAATTTGATAATCACTTTGAA